TCTGGATAATACGGTCAGACAGCGTCGACTTACCGTGGTCAATGTGAGCAATGATGGAGAAATTTCTTATGTTCTTCATATGTATGAATTTATTTACTCGCTATGCGGATTAAATCTTCTTGATGGACACAGCGGTGGACACTCCACAGTAACTACCCCATCAACGACTGGCATGCATATTACACTGTAGCGCCCAAATCGTCAGCATACGATCTCCTGTTCATCGTGTGATAACGAGTGCCTACGGTTAAGCAATGAAAATTAAATTGTTGGGCAGTCATCATCGCTCAGCGCACGGTTGATGAAGAACGTCACTCTACCCAATACCTCAACTTCTTCCAGCGCAGACCCTTCGATCGCTTCGCCGTCGTCTGTTATGAGCGATCGTCCCATCAGCTTGGCAAACTGTGTGTGTCCGTCGCACAAAATCAGCAACACATCTCCTGGTGTCTTCATCACTACAGGCTCGATAACCGCGAATCCCATATCAGTTTCAAGAACCCTGCTGTCGGCACCCATGTTGCACAGAATTTCGGGAGTGAGCTGGCGCTCAACGTAATCAGCTGCTGGTGATGCAAATCCCATCAGTGGACCCTCCCCATGTTACGCAGGATCCAGTATCTGTTATCACTGCCGTCAGTTGTCTTATCTGCAAAACCGGGTTGATAGCGTTCTATCCATGAGTTAGCTTCTGCACGGCTGAAGTGCCAGTTCTTCTCGCGCAAATTATTGATGAATTTGTTCGTTTTGAGACAAAGGTAACCCTTTGGATTTTGCTCTATAGAGGCTAAAAAAGCTGCGTGAATATCATATTGACGAGGCATAGCAGCACCCACACTTGCTTATTGACTGTATGCATATACAGTAGTATTTTTGTATCAACAGATCAAGTCAGCAAGGATGGAGAGTGATGTTCGTTGAGCTGGTTTATGACAAGCGAAATGTTGAAGGGCTCGAAGGGGCCAGAGAAATCATTCTGGACGAGCTGACGAAGCGGGTGCACCAGATTTTCCCTGATGCCGAAGTGAAGGTGAAGCCGATGCAGGCGAACGGCCTGAACAGCGATGCCAGCAAAAGCGATCGGGAAAAACTGAACCGCTTGCTGGAGGAGATGTTTGAAGAGTCCGATATGTGGCTGACCTCTGAGTCTCCTGCTGTTCGCCAGGTTGGCCTATAAATCTTGTTCGGTTAATATTCCCCACGTTTGCTCGGGCATGAACACTGAGCAACCAGCCGCCGCCCGTTCTTTCTTAAGACGGGCGGCGGTTTTCTTAGCGAAGCCGTTTCAATATGCTGTCTTCAGGTATATCAAGCTCCACCCTGTTTTAGCTCATCAACCTGTTTACTAAGTTCTGCTACCTTTGCGTTAAGTGCCTTAATGGCGGCCAGAGCATCCATAAGCAATGGGTTAAGGTCAAGGGTCATTTTGCCCACTCCCTCGGCGCTGTGAACGTATTCCGGGTCAATCTTTTCAATTTGCTGCGCGATTACACCACGGCGTACTGCTTCACTGTCGTCATCCTTATACCTGAACGATACGAACTCCATCGCATCGATGTTTGCCAGCGCGATTTCCGTATCAAGTTCAGTGATATCTTTCTTAAAGTTGATATCAGATGTCCCAACCGCCTGCATCTGCGTCCACGGGTAAACGTTCGCACCGATATCAAAGGCTGCGTCAGAAATATGGCGCACATAAAATCCCTGCTCAATGCTGATCCAGTACTGCTGGCGGCGGTCGTCGGAGTATGCAGTCATAAAGCCGCTGCCCGCTGTTGACGGCTTCCATCCTGCGGCGCTTGACTGTCCGTATACCCCGGTCTGCCCCAGAGGTAATCCGGGATTATACTGCTGGATTTTAACTAGATTGCCGTACCCTTGCAGTAAGACATCACCGAGCGTACCGTTTACATTGTTTTTGAGTGCTGCGGTTCCGAGCCCGAAGTTTGTGCGGGCATCTGCCGCATTTTTCGCACCAGTACCCCCTTGCGCCACGCTTAGTGCTGTGGTCAGCCCGGAAAGGCTGGTGATGTCGCTGTTAGCCCCTTTCTTTGCCAGCGATCTCTGACCCGGCACAGTGACGGCCACACCATTGATGGTGATAGATACGTCAGATGTCCCATTCATCACATCAGCGAACCCACTCATGTAGCGCTGGTACATCGTGAAGGTTTCTGCAATATCCTGTGCCAGTCCATCCACGCTCAGGCTGTCGCTCAGCAAAATCGAAAACTTTGTCCCCGCAGGGATTGCAGGACTTGCCGCAGGTGTCACGGTGAGGTTTGTTGCCCCGCCGATAGCGGTAATCTGGAACACCTGTGTGGGGCTGGTCAGCGCAATGACAGTACAGCCGTTGCGGATGAGTGAGCCAGCGGCAGTGAAGTTTGTGCCGGTACCTGTAAGGGTGTTTCCGCTGATGGCGATAGTGCCGGTGGTATAAATCATGTTTTCTCCAGGCAATAAAAACCCCCGCCGGAGCGAGGGTGCATTTAAAGGGTGATATTTTTCAGACGTACATATCGGGAAGAACGGGAAGATTGAGGGGCGTTACCGTGTCATTACCAAAAATGGCATATTGTTCGCGCCCGAGATATTTCCCACCCTGAACTGAAGCACTGCCGTTCTGTATTTTTATTCCGAACATTCGATACACGTACATGCCATTTACTTCGTGAGCCATCAGCCCGAATCTGCCCAGCGGAACATAACCGTTGCCGATGCTCACGGCATTTTTCGAAGGCGTCCAGAGTTGGTTGAGGTAGACGAAAGGCCGCTTTGTCGTTGAAAACGTGCAAGCCCCGACTGCATTAAAGATGTTGAGCCCCGTGCCCGGCTGAGGCGCCACGCCACTGGCAAAGATGACAATATCTATCGTGCCGGTCGTCGGAGCATCATCGTTGGTGGATGGAGGGCTGAAGAACCTGACCGTGTTGCCATCAAAATCGACGGTGTTACCGCTATTACAGCGCCCAAAGACGATATATTTGGACTTGTCGTACCCAGCTATCGTGGGAACCGCCCAGCCGCCTGTGGGAACATTAACGGTACCCTTCCAGATACACTGACCTGACTGCGTAGCATTGGTTATTGAGGTGAAGTCAGTGCTGTTGCTGATAAGCAGCCCCACCCCACTACGCTGGCCTGACGGAAATATCTGCCAGAGGCTTCCGGGGAACGTGTACGTACTCTCACGCTCACTGATACTTACATCCTTCATTGTGGAGTTCTGCGTCACGCGGCCACCGGATATGGTGACCGAGTTCATTTTATGAAGCAGCCCTGAATCAAGGTAAGCCGTCGCGTGAGGGATAAACAGCACCTGCGCCCCGGAAACATAACCGGCAACATCAGCGTACTTGGCTTTCTGGTAGCCACTGTCAAAGTTGGCCCCAAACGACGGGCATCGCAGGCCCGCAGTTATCTCCATGCGCTTTCCGCCGTCATTTGGTTCTATCAGTAGTCCTGTCGGCATTTTATGTCCACGTCCCCAGTACGATGCGGCCGCCACCCGGAATATTAATGGTTACGCCATTACCATTAATCACCGTTGTGTTGCCGGAGCCATTGAAAGAAAAATTACCGTTTGTGGCGTAAATCGAGCCGCGAACGGTCACGTTGTTAAACGTCGCGTAGCCAGATTTGTTGATGTGCCAGCCAACATTCCCGGTGCCGTCCCAGGTTGTCGACTGGATGTAACTGCCGATTTTGGTATTGTCGATAGTCCCTTCACCGATCACAGTATTCCGGATAAAGGTTTGTCCATTCTGGATAACGAACGGAAGTGTGACCTGTGCTCCGGCCTGGTGAGTGACGGCGAAGCGGTCAGCCAGGAAGATAACCTGCGACTGCATGCCGGACGGCGTATTCTCCACGCCTATCCCCATCCCTGCGGCGTAATACTGACCGTTGCTGGATAACCCGACCTTGATGCTGTACATCGCCTTCAGGTCGCCATTGACGTTCGCAATGGCCTGCGCATTGGTGGTGATCGCTGAAGTGTGCCCGTTGATGGTCGCCGTAATGCCGTTTATCTGCGTGGCCGTGGCCTGCTGATAATTGGAAAACGTCTGGTTCAGGCTGTTGATTGCTGCCTTGTTGCCGTTCACGTCAGTCTGCAAACTCAGCAGCGAACGCGCTGTTGCCTCCCTGTCGCTTGCCATAACATTATCAATACGATCGATGCTGGCCTTACTGTCACCGTACTGCGCGCTGAGTCTCACCTGCTGATCAACCTGCGCCAGCGTACTCGTTATTAGCGCGATGGAGTTACTCTGAATGCCGCCGCTGGCCTTATCAGTTTGCGCACCCAGCTCTTCCAGGCGTGATGCCATTGAGGAATCGAGGTCCGTGACAACCTGGCTAAGGTCAGTGATTGATGCTGTATTCTGAGCACCTACAGCAGCTGCTGAATCAGCTTTGTCAGATGCGACCTGAGTGGCAGCCGTCAATTGACTTACCGCAGAAGCGCGAGCTTCAGTTTCCGTTGCTAACGCCTGGCGAACATCAGTAATACCCGCTTCATTCTGGGCAGTTTTCGCCTCAAGACGAGTAACATCCGTGACGCGTGCCTCCGTCTCAGTGGCGATCACCTCCCGGAGCTGTTCGAAGGTCGCAGAGTTAGCGCCTTGCTGGGCTGTCTGCCGCACGACAACATCAGCAATAGCAAGCGCGTTGCCGATGATTGCTTCTGCTGTCTGCTTATTCGATCCAACCGCCGCTGCAAGACCGTTTGCATTCTCTTTGATTGCATCAGCCAGTTCTGCGAACTTTTCACTGCTCTCCACCGCGCTCTCGATCAGGTCTTTGAACGTATCAGTCTCTTTAATCTCCTCCAGGATTGCATTGGTGATATCGCTAAAGTCATCCGTTGGCTTTCCTGAAGCCTCAACAAAATCAGAAACCCCGAACGCGTTGCGTGTCCGGACATAAACGTAATAGACGTGGTCAAACTTGAGCTTTTGAATGGTCCACTGGTTCCCCCTTCCGAGGAATTGAGTTTTGTTCTCAATATCATCGGTTAATGGGATTGGCGTCTCGCCAGCGTACCAGAACTCAAAAGAGGTATCTGATGTTGCCGTTACAGACATAACTGGCACCAGAGTGGCCTGTAATGGTCCGGGTATCCACTGAACGGAGTTAGGAGCCTTTGGCGCGCCTATAATAAGACTCACCTGAGTTTCGGCGCCTTTCATCCCGTTTTCATTGCGCCCACGAACGCCGAGCGTGTAGCTACCGGCAGCAAGGCCGTAAAACTCATACCGGAACTGGTCAGTTTCGTACTGAGATACCAGCTTCCCATCAGCACTGTAGATGTACAGCTCAAACACCAGTTTTTTAGTAGTGGTTGCCGTCTCCCACGTTGCTGTAACCTGGACGGTCTCGGTGTTTGTGTTCAGAATTCGCAGGTTTTCCACGTTAGGCACGCGGTAGCCGTTCAGCGTATCGCTGGGAACTTCAAACACTGCACCCTCGTCAACGATGGCCTGTTTGTTGGGGTCGTGCAATGAGGCCGTTATGCTGTATACGGAGTTGTTTTCCGTTTCGGCAACGCTCAGTATCCGGAAAAGGCGAATCGCAACGCTTGCGGTTGAAATGGCAAATACAGTTCCCGCCCTCACCCATTCAGGTTCGTTTTTGAGTGTGACGTTGTTTCCGTTAACGCCATCAATCTCATAGCGAGAGAACTTTCCGTCCCTCCCCATAATCGACATAGTGGAGCCGTCCGTTACTACCGAGGAATCAACCGCGTCAACCGTTATCACCCTCCCGGAATGAGAAACAATTCTCCCCCCGAGGCGAGTTCCTGCGTAGTCATTATCCATGACCTCAACGATATCACCCGGCGTGAAGTGGATAGCATCGCGTGCCATCTGGAAAGACAGTCTGCTGCTTTCACGCTTTGCTGTTTCCAGCAGCCATTTACCTGCCCGCCATGCCTGTCCGCGAGAGGTGCAGCCAAACGCCTCCAGAGTGGTTTCGTTGTAGTTCCCTTTGGCTATCATCTCATCGTCGGAAACGTACTCTTTCACCTGCTCCCATCCGTTGTCGGGGTCAGTCCAGGACACTACAACCGCATTGTATTTCTCTGAACGCTTTACAGAGCTTCGTTTGAACTCGCCATTCACAACGTTGGCGTTCGTGATTGTCGCAATCGGATCCTGTGGAGCGTCCAGCATTACGGACAGGCGCAGGCCGTCCCACAGCGCAATGCCACGGAACATGCTCGCTATCTTGTCGAGAATGTCTCGCGCACTCGCCTGCTCTGTGATGTAGGCGTTGAGCGTCATGCGTGGCTCTTTGCCGCCATACCCATCATCTACAAGCTGATCGCAATATTGCGACAGAATGTAGAGTGCGCCATCGTCAACATCGATGTATCCGGCGCGTTTCGCCAGGCCAAATCGGGTGTTTTTCGCCAGCTCACGGAACAGCCACGCCGGGTTGTTAGTCCATGCCTTTTTGAAGCCCCCCGTCCACAGCCCGGAGTAAGTTCTGGCAATTGGCTCGTAGTTATCCGGTACGTCAACGATCAGCCCGCGAAGATGATATGTGCGGCTCGGCGTGTCGGTGTACTGGTCACGGTCGATGACTGAGCCGACAACAGCAGAGAACGGATAGCTAAGGTTGTCGTCGGTGATCTCGCTGTAGCTGTTCCAAACAGTCCCGTTTGACAGCAAATCGCTGCTGCTGTCAGGCGTAATGCGGCGAACGCGGATATCAAACGGTTTGGTGTCGGGGGCATCAATGACGTGCGCCTCAAGGTACTCGCCAGAGATTTTCCCTGTAATCGTCACCGTCTTCTCCATGACCCAGCCCGACGAGCCAGTTCTGGTCTCGATAACCATCGTTACAGAGGTGTTTTTCTGGTTACCCTTGGAGTCCTGCTCCATGAGCCCGGTGACGCCGATGTTAAAACGAACGCGGGTCACGTCCTGATCTGTCACGGTTCTAACCAGCGGGGTATCGTAAGTGACCTCAGTGTTAACAATGGTCGTCGCTTCGATTGCAGAGAAGCCGTTGATTGGCTCCTGAGTTTCCGATCCAGGTCGCCAGGCAACACTAATGCCGTTCACGTTGACATTACCGTTCGAGTCAGTGATAGGCGTCTTATTCAGCTTGAATGAAGACAGGTGCTCCTGATCCACCGGGCCCGCGATTGGCCCCTCAGATATCAGATCCAGTACCCGATAGAATTGTTTTGATTTGAGGTTGTCGTCGAGTAGTTTTGGGGTTGATGCTTTACCGCCACCTGAAGACATAGCGCCACCTTAGCTGATTGATTCTTCCCAGTCGGAATTATTAGATGTGTCGATCCCGAGACTTATTACGTTGCTGCCGACCTCCATCTCGCCGAGGAGTATGGGGACAGGATGCCCCTGTCCGACCCTGTTTTCTGCACTGGTAAACGAGTTATTCGTGAGGGTGTTTGTTTCGGCCGCTTCCGCTGAAGTTTTGCTTTTCATGTTCCGGGACATGTAGATGGAGTAAGCAACCGAGGCGGCAGACAGCACCAGTGAGGCAATGAGAACTATCGTACTGGTCTCAAGTCCCGCCCCCTCAATCACCGGGACAAACAGCACTACAGAGCCATCCTTCAGGCGCCGATCCATGTGCCACTGCACCGAAGACGTTTCAACATCCTCACCCGCCACTCGCATTCTTACTCTGGCGTTCAGGAATGCTTTTTTGAACTCATGATTCTGAGCAAGCAAAAGACGAATGCCCTGGGCAGGGGTATCAACGCTCAGCTCGACTTTGCGGAAATGTCGGCGTAAATGCCCTGCAAATTTAAAGATGAGCACTGTTCATGTCTCCATATGGAATGCATCTGCTTAACGTATGCCGGGCGCATTTGCTCTCTCCGGCTTAAATGCCCTGAGCAATCGTGGTGAAGAACCATATTGTCATCGAGCAGAATCATTGCGTGGCAAGGGTCAGCTCCGGGGAATGGTTGCCTGATTATTACGTCACCTGGCAGCGCTTCTCCCGGCGATACCTGATTGAAGCCATTGCGCGACATGTTGTTCAGATAAAGGTTCTCCCCTCTCAGCCACCAGCCATTCGTCCTTTCGAAGTCAGGGAGGTCAATGCCACACAGGTGATACGCATCACGGAATAGCGTGTAACAATCAGTTACTCCGTGCTCGAACCGCCTCCCCAAAAAGTAATCCACCGGCCTGAACGTTCTGATTTTCCCGTTACAGGCCAGCACCCATGGAAGACCCGATGCAACCTGGCATTTACGGTCGGCGCCGGACAGAACCGGGCTGTTCATTGGGTGAGAGTGGAATACCGCAGTCACCTCTCCAGCCTCCTCGGCCGCCAGCCACTCATCATCACTGATTCGGAAGTGCTTTCCAGGCTCCGGGTGAACATTCCGACAGCGGAACAACTGCCCGCCATCCAGGATTAAGCCGCACACCTCATCCTGCGACGATGCCGCATAATCGAGTAATTCCTGCATCATGAAACCTTCTGAGAGCCGGGGAAACTGCTTATTGGCATTGGTTCAGGACGTGGGTAGCGAAACCGGCAACCGGTACGACGGTGGGAGCATTTATCCTTCGCTGGATCAGTGGTTGGGTTGTCACGCTCATCTGCAACAGGCGGCCCGTCATATCCACACCCGACGCCGCGATACTGCCACTGGCATACGTCGGCGAGAATGGTACGGGCCGGGATGATAGCGTTGTCGCAGTCAATCGGTGTCGCCAGCGTGTAGGTCACCTGCTCGAACGTCTCTTCCGTCATCTCCTCAACAACGTAGCGGGAAACCGCTTCCTGCGTCGGATCTGCGTCAGGGTTGCCATTGGGGAAGTTCACCGCGTCCAGGTATTTCACCGGAACCTGACGGCGGGTGATCACCACCCCAAGCATGTCGTCGAAGTCATGGTTTATGCCCGTCAGTAAACCCGTGACGTTCGCCACCACCATTGTTGGCCGGGCATATGTGCCTTCGTTCTTTGACTCGAACCCTTCGACTGCTATCGGGTATGCCTGATACTGATTCCCCTTCCAGATCACATTTCCGTAATATCCATTGGTGCCGGAATGGAACCGGATAAGGTCTCCGCCAAAGGGTTGCAGGTCGGCTTCGAACAGGTCGATAAACGCGCCTACTCCGGCGTCGACGCTATCAATAATCATACTGGCTGGTATGTCGCGCACGGCAAACTCCCATAAAAAAAGCCACCAAGTGGTGGCTACTGTTTGAATATCAGGATGTTGCTTACTGATAACCCTGGTTAACGTGTAAGCTCAGCCCGTCAGTGGTGGGACACTGACGTAACCATCGAAGGGGGATGGCTGATTACCTCTGATAAAGGAAAAATAATGTCAGAATTGAAATTAAACGCTATTGACTTTATTTCTTTTGCGGTCGCTGGAAATACATTTAAATTAAAAGCTAATTTGATTGGCCCTAATGACCAATTTCATTCGGTAAACCTAGATATAGCGCCAGATGAGATAAAGAATAAAACCATCGGTGAGATTGAAAAACTTGCTATTCAAGCCTTGCGTTCAGCTTGAATTACGGCAATTTGATCTAATTTCGCAGTGATTTGATTATAAGCACAGGTGTGAGCGCTAATAACTTCTTCCATCTGTGCTTTCATTGAATCAACCATAGCCTCTAACTCTTCAACACGTTGTTCTAAAGTCATAACTGTCTCCCGCCTTTCGGCTTATCGTGGTACTTGTTCAAAAGTGGCCGTCAGTTCAAACAGCGGCCCGGTCTTTGTCATATTCCAGGATCGGCAGACAAACAGCTTCCTCACTCCCGTATCGGATGACGTCCAGTAGAACGATTCAACCGCCCCCCTGGCCTTGAGGAATGCCTCAGCATCCTTCGCTGGGTTGCTACGGCAAGCTCCGCTGACGCCGCGAAAGGTGAGTGAGTATTTATCCATTAACGGGTTGATACCCTTCACCTGTCGCTGCTCGTAGCCATCACCGAGCTTAACAACGGCTACGTTTGGGGTACGTTCAACTTGGTAAGCTCGCTGTGGTGTCCATGTGAATGTTTCTGGCATATTTAAGCCCTTATGGATTTATTTTTGTACTGTTTTGCATGTTACAATTACGGTCGTTTATCCATCAAAATAAGAGGTTAAAAACATGGCTGCACCTTCTAATGAATTACTAAATGGACTGGCTGTAAAAACAGTACTCAGCTACGTAATCGCAACGCTCAACGAAGATCAAAAGCAAGCTCTTATGAGGCTTGCGGGAACTCGCTCAATGAATTTTGATGAACTTGAAAGCGACTCAACATCAAAGGAAGAACTTCGAGCGGCAGCTGAGACTGTCAACGACATCATTGAAGATATAGTCAAAACAGGATGTGGTCAGGGTTGAATAATAAAGCGGCTTTTAGCCGCTTATTTTTTCCTGCCCTGTAATAGCCCGCCCGGTCTCGTACTTTGGTCCACCATCATTTTCAGCATGTCGTTGCTCCATGCCTTTCGCAGTCTTGCGATATCATCATCACCAATTCCTCCCGTAGTATTTATCGTCAGGTTCATTACAGGATTAAACGACCCACCACCTCCGGCCTTATCAGCAGGAATAATCTTTCCTGACTGGTTCGGGATGAATGCCTGCTGCCCACCTGCTGTCTGGAAGATTTCAGAGCGTCCATCTTCGTTGATGCGGTAAGCGTTTCCTGCAGATACCCCACCACCGTAGCGACGGCCACCTGCAAGAGCCAGCCCCTTAGCAGCAACCAAGGACTGGGCATAAGCAGCCTGGCCTACACCGGCTGCACTGCCGTACGTTGCGATTGAGGCGCTCATTGCGGCCGGCGCCCACGCTGATGCAGCGGCGGTAGCCTGAGCCATTGTTGATGCCAGTGATGCAGCAGCTGCGGCCTGCCCCATTAACTGACTCTTAACCCACTCCACGCCCATCTGGACAAAGCTGCCTACAACACTGTTGAGGATGGTAGTGCCAATGTTAGCCAGTGATTGTTGAAGGCTCTGAGTGCCGTTAATCAGCCCGGTTATGGCATTGGTCGCCCCGCCCTGAAGCGAATCTACAGCGTCAGCCATGAGCTGGTTGGTAGTGCTCTGGTTGCGATAGATTTCCCATTGAGCAGCGATGCGGGCCTGCTCGTATTCGGTGTTGGCAGCATTCATCAGTTCCAGGCCGTGCTGAGTGATTTGCCCCTTTTGCGTTTCAAACTGCTGTATGAGAGCCAGTTCCTGCGCGTGCTGATTTGCCAATTGCTGAACAGGGTCGATTTCACCAATAGCGGATTGCTGCGGTGTTACTGCCTGCTGAGCCCGGATTTTGGCCAATCTAATCTGATGATCTGCTTCCAGACGTTCTGAGGCTTGATCATATTGCTTTTTACTTATGAGTTGAGCTTTGAACGCCGCTTTGATTGCTGTAACTGAATCGTCATAGGAGCGATTCTCTGCATCTTCTGGCAGCTCTTGAAGGGCGACAGCAAAACCCTTGGTCGCATCCGCCGCATCTAAAGCGGCTTGTTTATATTGCCTTGCTTTGTTTCTCTGCTCATCAGTAGCTTTAGATCCAAGAGATTGCTCTGCTCGAAGAAGTTGCTGTTCCCTTGTCAGGGTGTGCGTCGAGTCTGCAACAAGTTCTGCCTCTTGCTTTAAATTTTCCAGCTTGCTAGCAATGGCTGCGGCTTGCGTGGCTGATGTTTTAGATTCTTCGTTGTTTTTCTTCAAAGCGGCAGTATTGCGCTCAGTTAAAGCATATTGATCTTGCAACTGCTTAATGCGTGGGTCGTTGTTCTTCCAGCCGGCATCCTCGGCATCATACTGCGCCATTTGCCTAGCTCGTGCCTCTCCCTCAAGTTTTGATAGTGCTAGTCTTCTCTGTGCATTTTGCAGCAGCTTCTGGGTGGCTTTGTCATCGCCTGTTGTATCTGGCGCATTAAATGCCCCGCCATTTTTTGCATTGTTAGCGGCCTGCGCTCGCAGGTGCGATATTTCCGCCTCTACCTGCTTTAACTTGAATGCCGCACTAATTCTTCTTTCTTGAAAATTGTCATCAGTCTCGTACCACCGCTGGCCGTCTTTAACTTCATCATTGAGCTCTTGCTGTAATTTGATCAGCTTTGGCATTCTTGCAGCATTGCCAGCATTATTGTTATAGAAGTTCAGGTTATCGGCGACGCTTTGCATGAGCCCCGCCAATGTAGATGTAAGCCCTATGGCCTGGTTGAGGTCGCTTATTGCATTCTTAAATGCTACATCCAGACTATTCTTTGCTCTGTCGATACTGACAGGCATTTTACTAAATTCTTCATTAACATTTTGCGATTGCTTCTGAATTGCATTTAGAGCGTCCTGGGCTGTTAATTTCCCTTCAAGCATCATTTTGCGTAGGCCGCCAATTGATACTCCCAGACCTGCGGCAATCTGCCTTGCCAACTCTGGCATTTGCTCAATAATGGAGTTGAACTCTTCAGCCCTAACGATTCCGCCTGAAATAGATTGGCCAAATTGTCTTAAGGCGTTAGCCATTTCTTCAGTTGAAGATCCACCGACAGTGCCAATTTTTTGTAATGTGTCAGTTAATGAGAGTACTTGCTGGTTTGTCGCTCCAGTCTCTTTTAATGCAGTGGTTAATGATTCCCAGAGTCTCTCTGTTTCTTCCAGGCTATTTCCAGATCCGGAAGCAATAGCCGATAGCGATGACATGGTTTCCCGAGCTTTATCTGCATCAGGTGAAAGCCTTGCTACCCGCGCTTGCAGCGTATTCATACTATCTGCAATTTCTATAATTCTTTGGGCGGCCTGAATGGTGAAAGCCCCGGCAATTGCAACTCCGACTTTATTAAGGCCTGTACTAAGCCTGTCGGCTGCTTTATCAGCTTTACTGAGATCGCTTTCCATCCGCCCCGTGACCCGATTAACATCTTTCCCTGCGGTCAAAAGCTCTGCGGTATCAGCTTTAATTGTGTACTCAATATCACCAACATTCTGTGCCATGTTTAATCTCCGGGCATAAAAAAACCCGCCGGAGCGGGTTTGGATTACTTGCAGGCCTCTCGACCTAGGTAGTAAGCAATGGAGCCACTTACTATTGGCGACATGCCAGGATCGGCCTTAGAGCTCTTCATTTCTTCTAAGCTCTCACCAGAACCCAAGTATTTAACTTCGTTTGCTTCACAATTGTAAATTCGCTGCGAAAATGTAACCCCAGATGACCCTTCTCTTTTTGTCGTGATTGTTCTGAGTGATCCTTGAGAACCTTTGTCCAGCACTGTGTATGTTGCTTTCGAATCAGTTGGCACCTGTATCTGGTATGATGCGGCCAAAACCGAAAAAGAAAGCAACGAAAATCCTAAAAGAAGTGTTTTCTTCATATCCCTATCCCCTTTGGTAAAAGATGAGGGAATCCTAGCAGGGATCGTGGCCAGGGAAAACTCAGCGAGCGCTGGGTTAGAAAATGAGCTTGGCAACTGCCATGGCAAGGCCGGCTATACCAATCATGGTCGCAGCTAACCATTTTGTCTGAGCGGAAATAGATTGGTGTAACTCAGCTCTTAAAGAGGCGACATCTTCTTTGTTTGCATAATTTGATTTTATGACTGCTATATCAGTCCGAATGCCAGCCAGATCATCCTCTAGTTTCTTTACACGCTTCTCTAGCATGTCATCTCCTCCGCTACCTCCGCCACCGTGTTTCGGGAAATCGACTACGTGAATGTTATCTTCCATTCTAATATTCATTGGTCTTCCCCTGCTTCTGACAACTTCTGTTCAACCCACTTCAATACTGGCCACGTTGCAAAGTGCATAGAATACGCACAGTTCTTACATATCAAACGATATTCATATTTTACTAAAGAGTATGATGGTCCTTCTGTATCAAGTTTGACAGGGATGGCATAAATGCTGCTTTCGCACCCATCAGGCCCCACAGTGATTGAACTGGCGTTAGGTATAGAAATATCATCACTCCCACAAATTGGGCATATGACTGTTTTGACGCCGCGTTCGAAGAGATATTCAGAAAATAGCTCAGGAGTAACTTTCTCCAGCCGCCGCTGAAGGGTCAGTTGAAGTTGCATTTGGTGCTGTTTTTCGTCTTCCACGCTGATTCACCACGAAATGGTATTTCCTTAAATTTATCACGCGGGCATGACTTCAAAAACTGTTCATCTATCCATGGCAACGGGAAAACCCGCAGTTAAGCGGGTTGGGATGTCGATTGGCTGAGAAATCGGCGGATTGGCGGACTTTTACGCCGATTAAAAGATCTTGCGCAAATCCACGTTGTACACCGCCATCCATGCAGCGCGAGGCCAGGACTTCACGGTGCCAAAACGCGGATCCTCAACCTCATGCGGTTCGGCGCTATTCTCCCTGCACCACTTGCGCAGTGGCTGCCATTTGAATTTCTGTCCGAGCTTCTTCTCTACCGGGATAATGGCGGCATAGTTTTTTCCTTCCCCGATGCGTTCCGCCAGTTTGTTTTTGGCACGAACAGCAGCGGAAGCTGTTGCCATCGCGGTTACTTCGCGTTTCTCAGAGATCCAGCGCTTCTCTTTAACTGCACGATCGCGCTGTTCAGCAATAATGCGGTTCTCTTTCACTTTTGTCAGGAGGTCTTCCAGAGCTGCTTCATAGGTCAGCGGGATACCCATTGATGGAGTTGGACGGAAGTAAGCATCCTCAAGGCGTTCGAAAAAGGCCCATGCTTCGTCAGTATCAACAATCTTCGACATACGGGCCGCGCCCTTTTCGGTCCAAAAAACAACAGAGCGGGCTTTGCTCGAAATTTGTGCGTGACTATTAGTCACTCGCAAATCCTTCAGCTCTTGGCCTTTAATGGTGAAGATGTGGATGCCCTCAATGAAGCGGCTGGCATTGCGCGAAAGGTTTTTCCTAATATTAGCCTCATCAGAACCATAACCTGCGGCCAGCGTTTCAGTCGTAACAACACGCAACCCCTTCCATTCAATCACTGGCAGTGGCTTGGGATCGACATTTGGTTCATGAACTGCTAAATTTAAAGAAGTCATTGGTTGGACCCTTATGACAAGTTTCAAAGGAAGCCGGTAGCTCGAACTATCGGCTTTTTCTTTTTGCGCCATCCCATGCGCCCATCAGTGAATCCATCCGTCTTCGCCGCGGAGTTTTGCCAGCACAGGCTGAGCGCTACTTACGACAAAATTCGTGTTATCCAAGTTTTGTGTTTCTCGGAGTAAAATCTTTTTGGTTTCGTCCGTCATGTACCTGGTTTCATGTGCGATATCGCGTAGCTTGCCTGAAAGTTCAGATCCCAGTTCGCGCATCGCAGGATAGAGCTTCTTGCTGATCTGCTGGCTCTTTTCCATCCAGAGCTGCAAGTAACAAAGACTCACCAACTCCTCATCAGAAAACTGCTTGGCGATCGGTGAGTCCTTAACCTCGCGATCCAGGATGTCCAGCGCCCAGCGTCGGAAATCTTTGGCCTTTGGTGTTGAGGCAAACATCGCAACCAAATGAGCGCCTCGAAGTGAATAAACCCTGACCGATTTGTTACGTAAGCTATTGTTTATCCCGTTGACCTTCATATTGAGTGTCAATGACATCGACTCGGAAAACTCATCAGCATTACGTGCATAAATTTGGCTGATGGCATCAGTTTTTTTATAACCGAGTGCCTTCGCCAGTTCGGTGGAGGTAAACCAGATAGCCCCGCCTTCTGTCACTGGGTTAAATGCGAATCCTTGGAAGTTGTAATCTGATTTTGCTACAATATTCATGTCGATATTTTCCTTGCCGGATTTGTTCGATACCGAAGCCCTGACTGTTAGCGCAGCCGGGGCTTCAACGTTTTTATGCTTGAGCACTTTTCTCACCTGCCAATCCGTACACCTTTCTCAGCTGGTAAATAAGCTCTGTATTAAACTGACGACACTCATCGCCACCGTTCTTCTCGATAGCCTTACGTACGTCTTCAGGGAAGCGAACCTTGCGTTGGTACATGTCTTTTGCCTTTTCCATTAAACCCTCCAGTAAATGCCCCACCGTGAGGCTTGATGTAAGTGTCACACCGTGCGTCATTGCTGTCAACCCCACGGTGGGGCATAATTTACTTATTGTGAATTTTTTGTAGGCATAACGCTGAACATGAGCAGAGAAGATCCGCAGCTACGAATCAGGCTTCCAGTTGAACTTAAAGAGAAAATTGAAGACTCTGCCAAAGCTAACAACCGTTCAATGAATGCAGAAATTGTGCAGAGGCTTGATGGTAGCTTTTTGGCAGAAGTGTCAGATGATGAGGTCATCTCTGCCGAAGAGGCTATTCAGATAGTAAGCAAGGCAAGGGATGAGCTATCAGCGATAATTTTCAAAAGAACTTTCTCTGAGATTAATAAAAAGGTCAGAATTGGTCACACCACCTTCCATATCCACCTTGATGATTTGGAGCTTGATGGGCTAAGCGATGAGGATTTCGATACCGTCTTCCAAAAAACTTTCCTACGCCTTAAAGAGCTTGGTTATGAGATATGGGAAAAAACTTGGGATGTGACCGGCTTCACTGCTGAGATTCCTGAGAAAAAGCCCACCTGAGTGGGCCATTTAGTGCGGCCCATGCCTCTGCGCATCCATCGCTAGCATCTGCTCTGCCCAGTCCATAACCTCGTCGTATTTCTCCTGGGTTGGCACCTTGCCTTTATCCTTCTGCGGGAACTTGGCATTCATGGCAGCCCGGAAGCTGGTCATCGTCATGTTCCAGGCGTCTGCCTCACTCATCCCGAGGTGGGCAACTGCGGTATAAACGAATGTACGGGCATCGAATTTATCGCTGTACTCGCCTTTCTTGCTCTCGAACTCTTCGGGCGGCTGATCACCCATTACGCCATGCAAAATCAGGTGACGGGCCAGCTGGATGACGTCTTCAACTGGCAACGAGCCAGGCTTAAAAACGAGGCGTCCCGCCGTAGTCACTGAGTAAGAGCCGATGATTTCAGCAATGTCGCCTTCAGAGCAGTGCCTGACTACGTTAGCTGCAGCTGCGGCCATTTCAGCAAAGCAGCGGGCATTGGCCGCCTTGAGAGTCTGGATGTCAGCAATTCTGTGCTTTGGGTAATGACCCGCATGAACTTTCACGAAAGCATCAACGATTTGCTCAGGCGTGCCGATCCGGGACATAGCCAGGAATGAAGGGTTGAGGAATATCTCTTTGCCGCCAGCGCGAATGACGGCCTGGCCGATATCGGTGATTGCTTTCATGGAAACTCTCAATAAGAGGGAGGCCAAGCCTCCCATGGGTTTAGGCTGCGTTCACGGTTACAGTAGCTGGGCTGGAGGTTACCGAGCCGGCGGTTGAGGATGTAACCTGACAGGAGTAAGAACCCGCATCACCCGTAACGACGCTGGCCTTCGTGTAAGTAGCGTTCGTCGCACCTGAGATGTCAGTTCCGCCCTTCTTCCACTGATAGGTGAGAGAGGAACTGTCAGAGACATTGGCTGCCACCGAAAGATTGAGCGCATCGCCCACCGTGAGCGTGCGGTTCTGCGGCTGCGTAGTGATCGTGATTACGGCGCCGACATCACGAACGTCCACCTGCCCCGCGCTTGACGCCTCAATAGACCATGTGGCCACGTCATCATGAGGAGCTTCGTCTTCCCACGAAGTAACCATGAACGGGCCTTCGGTGATGTCGTTTGGAGAGATGATTTTCAGCCAGACATACGGCTGGTTACTTGTCTCTGCCGGCGGGTTGTATACGTGACGCTTCAACGCGTTCTGCGCATAAACATCTTCTTTGCGGGTTACACCGTCCCCAGAAAACGAGATGTTCTTATAGGTTACGAGATTTTCCTGCGTGTACGCTGCGCTCATATCAGCGGTAGCGTCTGCGGTATCCCATTCGGCGGAAACAGTCTTCCCGCGCATCATGCCAAGGCGCTTATAGTCACCGTTGGCGGGTTGTGATTCGGGGCAGCCAATCGCGTAGTAAACGACGACATCACGCCCTGTGAAAGCACCAGCTTCACATGCCATGTCTTTATCTCCGTGTTATCGGGAAATGATGGTTTGAAATGAAATATCGAAGAGGTAGCGACCTTCTTCGGTCTGGATGGCGGGGATACCGCCGATTGGCTGCATCGAGATGATGCACTCAGTCTGGTAGTCGTCGATCATCGCCTGACGTATTGCATCAGCGTGGTCTTCAACTTCGTTAATGTCGCTGTCGTTCTGACCGGAAAGAACAAGGAATCTGAAATAATCTCGTGTTATGGCCTCATCAGGCTTGCCGCCACCGCCCTGCTGGATGACGAGGTATCTTTCCCCTTCAGTTCCTTCCAGCTCGTTCCAGAAGCGTTTCTGGACGCGATAGCCGACATCAAAACCGTGGGACTGCAACCACGCTCTCAGAGCGTCATACACCTCGCTACGCGTCATACTTTGTATCCTTGCCTGATGATGGCCTTAATCTCGTTGAGGCCGTCTCGCTCAAAGCCTTTGCGGAGGAAGTCCGGTTCGCCATCTGGATCCCAGTAATTGCCGCTGCCGTCTGGCCTTGGCTTGCCTTTCAGCTTGCCCCTTGCGGCATTAACTGCGGCGGCATAGTTAGCCGTATAACCCACCCGCCCAATCATTCCTGATGGCATTGGTTCGAGTTTTTTGTATTGGCTGTTGATGAGAACTGATGTTTTCGCAACCGGAGTAATCAGCGCCGCATGGTTGGCCCCGGCATTCATGACTTCATAGAGAACCTTCTCCGTTCGGATGCCAGCGATATCACTCAGCACCTTGCGGGTGTTCATCTGAACACGCTTGATACCTTTAACGGGCATGATCCCCTCACGTCAGAATTTTGTAGTCTGGTTCTTCTTCGAAGAATGACATATCCCATTCCGTCACCGCCTTGATGACGTCTGCACCAGCTTTCAGCGGATCGGCCTGAGATGTTGTGTCACCTCTGGCGATGTACCAGTCACGCTGCGGCATGGTTGAGCTGACGCCGTTACGCTTCAGTTCAGTGAAGAAAATCAGGTTAGTGGTGAACTCTTTACCATTGGCATCTACCGCAACCTCATTGTTAGCCGTCCAGGTGCAGTCAATCAGGTATGGGGTGCCGGTTGTCCAGGTGCTGTTCCAGTCGTCGTAGACTCGCGGGTAAACAGTGGCAACATTGGTATAGCTCCATGCGGCTGTTTCAGACACCGTTATCCTCCCACCGGATCACCTCCGGATTCTCCGCCGCAACCTTCCGGCACAGCAGATACCAGTCACCGTTGCTTTTGACGTATCCGGTAACGCGCTTACCACTGTCGGTCATCACCCAGACTTTGACAAAAGGCTCCGGCAGCCGCTTCTTAACCGATATCCAGGCCATTACCGCCCCCCGCCACACATGCATCCCCCCCTGGCAATCCATATGCCAGCAAAAGCTGTATTGGTCGGGTCTGGAGGGGTGAGGTCATTAGCGCAGCCGTGTTTATCGGTGACGCGCAACAGTGCCAGCGCCCCTTTCCAGCGATCCGGAAACGACTGAAAACGGAATGAACGAGATGCACCATTAGGGCCAGTCTGCGAGCTGATATACTTGTCGCCTTGCGCCAGCCCCATAAGCGCCAGCAGATAGAGCTGAATCAGCAGCGCGGTCGATGCCGGATAATGCGCATCGAGACACTCCTGGATGCTGTTGGCTTGGTCGACGAGAGCCTGAAGAACAAAATCGGGAATGGTAATTCCCTGGCTCTCCAGATACTCCTTTGCCTGTTCGAGAGTTACCATTATCGACTCCGTGAAATACCCCGCCGGAGCGGGGCATAAAAAAACCGCCTTAGCGGCGGCTGTTATTCAGCAGGGAAAAGCTTTTCGAGTTCGCCATCTGGCAACAGCTCACTGAGCTTTTCAGCGCCCAGATTGCCTTTGTACTCAATACCCAGTTCGGTCAGCCGAGCCTGGATAATCTCTTTTCGGGATTTCACATCCGTGCCAGCCTCTGGCGTCGCCGGGGTTAAAGCCGCATCGGAGAGCTTAATCACATGAGGTTTCAGCGACGGATGCAGTTTCTCAATTTCAACCACATCACCGACGCTCACGCCATGCCATGCTTTGATTACCTGGTATTTAGCCATGTCGTTCTCCTTATGCCAGGTTGGCGGCGTAGACCACGCCGGACAGGCCTTCGCCGTCTTTCTTAATTTGTAGACCCTCAGCGCTCATAATCTGGAAATTATAATTCGACTGAGGCATCGGGCGTGGCAGAGGGACAACGCCGACGGCCATACCGACCAGCGGGGAGATCACGTCCTGACGACGCTCATAGGCGAGGAACTCATTGCCAGACAGCGCGTAGGACATCTGGATGGACTTCGCAGGAATGAACTTGCTGATCGCATCCAGAACGGTTCCGCTCAACAGGGCATTGGTGCCGGTGTTGATGTCTACCAGATACGGCTTCGCCATGTTTGCCCACACTTCCGGGCTGACCCACAACTTGTCGTAAGCAGTTACTTTGTTGGTGCGAGCCGTCAGCCCAAACGGACCGGTCGGGCCGAAGAAGGCCAGCAACTGCGCCGGAGTTGCAGTGGTAAGGTCGATGTTGGCACCGCCCGCTCCGCTGCCCAGGTTGATCTTCTGCGTGTTACGGTGGTTTTTCATACCCTGAGCTGGCAGACCATCAACAACAATGCTGGAGTCGCCGTTCAGATAGAAGTTGACACGCTTCTTGTGGAACTTACGCAGCTTAGCCGACTGAGATTCCAGCACCAGATCGATGCCGACAGTGCTCAGGCCCGCCGCGTGTCGCCAGTTGACGCCGTAACCAGCAGTGAATACCGGGATCGGGTCACCATCAGAACCGAATTCAGTATGGTCTAAGGAATACGGCGCCTGACCATCGATGCTGATTGACACGTCATCAGCGATGTCACCAGACACGTTATACAGCTTCGCGGTTTTGCCGATAGGCAGTACAGTCTGCACGCCCATCAGGTCATTGACGATTTCCATGCCAATTTCCTGATCGCGCATCTGGATAATTTGGCGGTCAATCTCAGCCCAGAATTCACGAGCGAAGCCACCAACAGCGTTAGCCGCCAGCATTTCGGGGGTCATGCTCTGGCGATATGCGTTAACCATCATGTCGTGATGATGGTTGAAAATGTTGCGGTTGGCCCACAGCTCATTCCAGTGCCCGCGCAGTCGGCTGTTAGCAGCCAGTGTTTCGGGGGTAAAATACATTCTTGCTCTCCTTTACTCGCCGCCGCCGGTTGCCGGTGCAGCTACAGTGCCAACGCGCATGCGCACGCGGATGAAATCGGTAGTGCTGGCCGCAATGGTTGCATCATCCTGGCTGTAGCCAATTACCGAATCGGTATCCGCCGTTGCCTTCGTGAACTTACCATCTGCGCCCAGCTTGATCGGGTCGTCTTTGGCGTAGGTTCCGGCGACGCAGAGCAGCGCCAGCTCGCGGCCTTCTTCGACGTAGTTGCCAACAGCGGAATCACCAGCGGGAACAGCCTCTGTGATATTCAAGCCCTGATGGTAGGCCACGTCGATGATGTAGATGCGACCGGTCAGCGCAGTTGCCTGCGCAAACTGATTGTCGCCATTGATGACAGCAGCCGTACCAGGCAGCAGTGCTGCGGCGGCGGCGCGGGTTTCGGTCTTGTACAGAGACTGACCGTCGATATTAACGCGGCGATAACGTGCCATTAGTCTGGCTCCTTATTTCTTGAAGTATTCGTCAGGGTTCGGCGCACCGGTTTCTTTCTGCTGTTGCGCAGAGTTAGTGCCCAGCGGAGCAGCTTCGCCCAGCGACTTGAACATTGCGTCCAGAGCTTCGCCAGACAGGGCGTTAGCCACAATATCGCCGTGAACTTTTGCCACCGCTTCACGTTTCGTTTTCTCTTCCGCGCGTGAGTTTGCAGTCAGGGTTTCGGTCAGCTTGTCCTGGTTGGCCTGTAGCGCATCAACCTTCTCCGCCAGAGGCTTAATAGCCTTTTCGGTATTGGTGGCGACGGCCTCGCTAACCATGCTGCCGATTTGTTCCAGTTCTTCTTTGGTTAAAGGCATGTCGCCCTCCGTTTTGTGGTTTGGTGCAGGCTGTTCCTGCGGTGTGAAAAAAGATTTGAGTTTGTTGACGACAGCAACCCATGAACTCTGGCGCTGAACCTCTGTCCCGGTATCATCAAAGACAATCTTTCCGCCTTCAGACTTGTATCCGTAAACCTTCGGCTCGCCATTGTTGAGGATGATTACCGCTTGCGAGTCAGTGAAGTCAGCCACCCAGGCGTATTCTTTCTCGCCAGGAGCGAATTTATCTTTCGCTGCCTTCTCCAGCCTCCGCTCACGCTCGCGATAGGTTTCCCCCACCAGAGCGCCGGAATTAGCTTTCAGTGGAGTGGCAAGATCAGCATTTACCATCATCCCTACCCCCTGTTCTGGCGTAGCTGCGCCAACCTCATCCAGAAGGATGGCGTCATGGTCCATCGCGTGAATTTTCGCAACCCATGAAGCCCCCTGAGCTTTCTGCTCATCGTTCGCTTCAAGCTCCTCCAGGAATACGGCAACGCTGGTATGGATTGGCGGAACATCCTCGCCTTTCTCCAGCGCTTCAAGACGCTCAAGGAGGCGCTTTCCGTCATCCGTGCGCTTTGCCACTTCTGTATCGATCCACTTCTCGACGTAGACGCGGTTGCCGGACTTCTTGACGTTTTTGTTCCATGCCCCTACATAACCCACATTCAGCCCCTCAGGACTAAAAGCAGAAACAAACTGACCGTTGACCTGTGGATGTCCAAGCGGTGCCAGTGTCCCCTCCAGGCCACTGTAGTGCTGGTCAATCTCACTGGCCGGATACAGACCGCCGTTCATGACCACGTTCGCCGGAAGGGTGTAAGAAGGAACAACCCAGTGCTCGCGTCCGTTGTGCTGTTCGCGCCGGATGGCCTTACTGTTCACCTTCGAGGTGACATTAACTTGCATTGGCATGAGTTAACCCTTAGCCCATTGGTAGCCACGGGCTTTCATTGTGTTAAATGTTTTCTGAGCTTTATCGATGATGGTGTCACTTAACGGCTTGCCGCTTTCATCGACCATAACCGCGATCGTGGAGCATTTGCAGTTCACGCCGTTTGCATCCTTAGCCCACCACTCCCGCTGCTCTTCTGCGGTATACAGATGGGCGTGACGCGCGGCATGGGTGCTTCGGGTCGTCGGGCTGAGCGCTGATATGTGCATCTGCTTTGTACGGATGCCATATCGTTCTCTGGCTTCGTCGTCTTCGTCCAGGCGCGCACGGCGCAGCGCGGTGGTAATCTCCGTCCGGGCAATACGATTAGCCCGGCGAGACTCAATTCCCGTCTGCTCAGTAAGGCGCTTAGCTATCTCCATTGGATTTTGTCCGCGCCCAAGTCCATCGGTCAGTATCCGCGCCATATCTGCTTTCACACTGGAGCTGAGGTTCTTCATTTCCTCGAAGGTGCGAGCGCGAACCAGAATCAGCCTGCGTCGGTACGGTTCGCTGAGAAGGATTGTCGATACGCTTTCCTGTCCGGCAGCGTACACTGCTGACTGCTGCGCCAGATTGGCAAACTCCTGCGCCGTCCCGCGCTGATAAGCCGGGTTAACGTATTCAGTCCAGAACCAGAACCCCGTCTCGTTATCCGCACCCAATATCTCATCCACCAGCAATGAGGCATTGCTGAGGAGCATTGATAGCTGGGTGGAATCGAGGTCGAAGGTGTAACGCTGGTTTACTGATGGCGATGCAGGAATGCGGTCGAGAATGCCCTTGTACGCCTTGCCAATTCGCTTCATTCGCCTGGCGAACTCTCTCATCGCCCCGCGCTCAAGTCGGTCGGCACCCGTCGGGTCTTTAAGGTTTCCCGGAAGTATCGGTGACTTCGCTTTCTTCTTCGTCATCATCTACCTCTGGAAGCGGTTCGGGCGAACCCTCATACCCGGCGGCCACGCGAATTTCTTCACCAGTAAACACCTGCTCACCCGTGCCGATGGAAGCGCTGTTGATTTGCGACATCTTAAGGGCTGCATCAAGTTTCTCGGAGTCGCTTTGCGCGCTCAGGTCATCCCAGATGACTGCCTTCTGGACCACTGCATCAATAACCTGTAGCTCAATGAGCTTGTCGCAGAAGTCCTCTATTTCGAAGGACAATTCCCCCCTGCGAGACTGACAACGAGCGTTGAAATACTTCTGGTCTTCAGTGCTGGACCGCTCAGCCTGCTGGTTACCAACCAGAATACGCGTAGGAATATCAACTCCTGCGGCGGCTGTTTGCAGGTTTACGTTATAGGTTGGAGACGGATCAGAAACCGGAGAAACGAGGGAGGTTACGCTGGCCCCCTGGAGAGAAATCAGCACATCATTTCCGCGATTCATCTCGCGTGCAGCGTCATTAAATTTATCCTGCAACTCATCTACTTTAACGCCGTACATAGATGCAATGCTGCCAAAGTCGATTTCCTTGTCGAAACTAAGTGCTAACTGGCGCGCTGCGTTCTTCAGGAATGACTCACCGGATCCGCCCTCTACCTTCTCCAGGCTCACAAAGGCGTTATATGCTGGCTCAAGGAAGCCAATAGCATCGTCTGAGTAATCACCAAGGATGAAAACGCGATCGGGGTGGATATTGACGCGGCGACTTGAACCATTCGGCAAGCGTTCGGCGTACTGCCACATTTTCGGCTGACCGTAAGTCTTCGAGTTCAGCCCAGTGTCCCACTCGCTCACCGTTAGCGATCCGGCCCATGCCACGGAAACCTTCTGCAACCCTCGCCCTTTGATGGCTGGTAGATTCCAGTCTTTACCATCACGAATGTGCAGCAGGATTCCTGCATAGCGCCCTACAAGGCGCCTGCGGTCTGCATCAGCAAATGCTCGCCAGAGCCTGTTAGTGAATACCTGCTTGGACTTCTTCTCCCAGGTGGTTTCGTTTTCACTCTCGTCGGCATCGTCACCCTCAATGATTTCCGGGTTAGTCTGCCAGCACTTGCCCACCAGCTTCTCAACGGCACCGTGGGCTATTCCACCACGGCGGTACAGTGCGTAAAGGTTTTCGTAGGTTACCTGCTCAGGGAAGCCATACTCGCACCATGCGGAATGGCGCTTATTGTCCAGCCCCATTGTTGGCGCCAACAGCCCCATACGGGCGCGCGCCATCCGCGCATCGCTCAACGCATGGTTGACGGCGAGAGTTAATTTGTCAGTCATGGTTTATCCGTTTGGTTAGCGAAGGCGTTTCGGAATCATCATCCCCACAGGTTGAGATCCATTCAGTTCAGTCAGTGCGTAAACCATCGCATCGAGGCGGTCAGGTGATTTCTTCGCGGTGGCGGGGATGTATTCCATCATCTGGTTCTCCAACACGTAGAGATTGCCGTGATTTGCCACTCGCCCCTGTTCGTAGAGCGCCGATATCGGCTCCGCGCGGGCATACTTACCTTTGCTGGCATGGACACGAATGATGCGACCTTTGAACCCGGCGTTGCGGAGTGTCTCCTCCGCCATATCTCCACCCTGGTTCGTCTCAATAACTATCGCGTCAGCTTCGTGTTGCTCATAAGCCGATATGGCTTTCTTGGCCCATCCAGCAGGTGAATATTTACCGCTGTAATCGCCATCCACAGAGAACTGCTTTTTATCACCAGCACCATATGAGCTGGCAGCGACAATACCTGTTTCATCGCTTTCGTCGCTGTTTGTTGCCTGCGGGTCAATGGCTACGACAGTGCGAACCTTATCGTGATGAATTTGCAGTTCGCGAGCCGCGCTGATCATCGCCTCTGTCCACAGAGCGCCTTCTGCATTAAACCTGCGAGGCTTCTGCATATACTGCGCTTCGGCAGTGCGTCTGTGAGAGAACAGCGATACGCGGTGCGATTCATTGTGCTTGAACGGCCACAGCCAGCCGTCAGGTAAGCCATGGTCAATCGGTATGGCGTGGGTGTTTTCAGGGTACTGAGCAGCGTATGGCTGACTATTGTCGATAATCACCGGCAGATTCAGGTGATGCCATTTCTCACCACTCCCGCCCCGCAGAAGATAGCCGCTCAGGTCGTGGTAATGGATCCGCTGCATGATGACAATCATCGGCGTCGTCTCAATAGCCAGACGTGATTTGATTGTCTCGTTAAAGCGGTTGTTAACGCCGTCGCGGACGATCTCAGAGTAAGCGTCGTCCGGCTTAACCGGGTCATCGATAATCAGCGCGCCCTGCCAGCCCGGCTCCATGTGTCCGGCACGGAAGCCTGTAACCTGTCCAGCAGCTGACGACGCATAAACGCCGCCGCCGTGTTCAGTCCACCACATCGCCTTACTGTCAGCGTCATCGCGCAGCGACATCGGCCACATCGACTGGTAGGCCTGCGACTTAATCATGCCGCGTGCGGTTGAGGAGTTCAGTAGCGCCAGGTTATGCGAATAGGACAGGTGCATAAATCGGGCCCGGCAGTTAAGCGCCAGTCCGCGACCCATCATGTTGATGGTCGCCAGCTCCGTTTTCGTGTACCCAGGCGGGACGTTGATGATCAAGCGCTGAATTTCGCCATCAATAACGCGGTCCAGCGTCTGTTGAATTAACTTGTGGTGCGGCGCGACAATCATCTTTCCGCCAGTGCGCTGCTTGAAGAAGTAACGAGCGTAATAGAGCCCGTCCTCTTCGCATTCAACCTTACGGGCAAACGCCCTTTGCTCAGCAGTCGTCATCCCCCATCATCTCCTGCCGTGCGGATTTGTATTCCTCTTTGCTCATGGTGATCGTCTGGATTGCGCCACCATTCGGGCCGGAATGTTCAAACTTGTGCTTATTGGTGTAGGCATCGCCGCATTCCTTCGCCGCCTGCTCGATGATCTCGGCAGTAAGCGCGAGGTTCTTCATGCCCTCGGCGCGCGTTGCCATACGGTCGAGAACGCGGAGTCGGTATGCCTTGTTGGCGATCGGAATATCGGAGATTTCATTCTGGAAGCGCTCGCGGGTGGCATTGAACATGTCCACCCACTTCTGCGCCAGCCCCCTGCCGTTTGCTTTCGTCGGGTCGTGAGATTCGACCTGCTGACGAGTGATGCTCAGGCCAAATTCTTTTTTGACCAGCTCAACCACCTGGGATGGGGTATCGAAGCAGGCAAGGGACTGAACGATGAAGGCTTTGACCTCACCTTTCAGTGTCGCCATGGATTACCTGCCTGTCATAATCAGTCATATTGTTAGGCCAGCTTTAGCATGCATGTGCCGCATGACCTGGCTATATCGATGTGAGCCACTTCCGCTGGCGCATTGGCCGCATCAACGAGCTCCTGTACTTCTTTACTGGCACCGTATCGACGTACGACACCAGTGAATTCTTCGACGTCGTGGCCGCGCAGTGTGAGAACTGGCCGCCCGGTCTCTTTGTTGAACTTAGGCGCGCCGAAATCATCGGTGGCCTGTGCGATGTGGTAAAGCTCATGCTCTACCAGTGCGCAGAATTCTAGGTCACTGCATTGTGAGCAGTAATCAGCCGCCAGCGTGATGATGAACTTCGGGATTCGCCCGAACCATTCATGCATCTGCTGTTCGATTCTGGCTTTCTGCCAACCACCGGCGCGGAGCATTACCTGTTCGGCCTGCCCAAGGACATACCGTCCTTTCTTCGCGAATGAGTCAGACGCCCACATGAAGCAGAGATCGGCCTCTAACAGGTGCTCGTGGTCAGGGTTATGGATGCTGCCGGTATCACTGAGGATTTGGCGGTTTATCCACTCATGCACTTCGTTTGCGGGGATCAGCCTGGTATATGGCTGCCAGTTGTCTGAGGCGATGAAGTTAACTGGCGGGTATGGCCTGCGCTCGTCATCGTTAGCCATGGGTTACTCCGCTTAAAGCTGCACCGTATCGCTGGTTACGGTTTCGATTTTGAAACACTTATTAGTCAGCCAGTCCCAGTGGAGTAAAGCTGACAGAATCAGGATCGGCTTCATGTATGGACGAAGAGATACTTTTGAACTGAATGTTACTGTTTTGCTCATTCGTTACTCCGTTGTTTGTTCTGCTGGCTGTTCGGTCTGCTCTGCCGGTACTGGCGTGAACTGCACGCGCTTCACATCGGCCGGAGCGAAGTAAAGCCACTCGCCCGTCTCGGTCGCCAGCGGCACAAAGCCGTTAACCAGCTCAGGCTGACGTCGTGACATCTTTCCCGCGATGGATTTTTCCAATCAAGTATTTGAGTTAACATTTTTTAACTAACCCCCCAGGGATACCTCCCTCTTTTGCAAGACTGGATAAGGGCATTGCTTTTGCTGTTTTCCTAGAATCGGTACCAGAATTGAGTTGCGATTTAATATCTTTTAATTCGCTCTCAATTCTCTTTACACGTTCAGCTAAAGTCATGATTGCCTCTTAATAATCGCTTAACATCTACAAAGCCTGCCCGAAGACAATACTTACCATTATCAAGCCCACCAGCAGGTGAGCTTTGTAATGGCTGCCACTACCCGGAGTGGCCACGCTCATGCCCTTGAGACGCTGTCGCTTCATCGCCGCTTATAACCGGTGCGTGTCTGGCGTTCGCGCTGCTTTACCGGAGCATGTTCCCTTACTTACCCTCACAACGGTCTGCTATACCTGCTCGCCATTACGCGACTCGGGGCAGCATCATGACTGCTGCATTGCCTTTCCGGCCTATCCGCTTTATTGGTTCATTGGCTTTCTCCCGGCAATAAAAAACCGCCCTGAGGCGGCTTATGCTTCTTGAAAATATTTCATGTTGAATTAGGAATTTTCGCACCAATAACAGATTTGCCCAATCCGGGATAACCTCTGGAAAATTCTATGATTCATACTGTTCATTTTTTATGCCCAGTCAATCCAAGCACAGTAAGCTTGCTTCAAAACAACATTTTGTCAGCAATAGCTCAAGGGGCAACCCGAATCAACCTACACATTTCGAGCTCTGGCGGCGACGTAACATCCGGCTTTACCGCTTACAATTTCATCAAAACACTTCCAATTCCAGTTTATTGCTTCAACATTAGCAATATAGATTCTATTGCTAATGCGATTTTCCTCGCTGGGATAAAGCGCTTTGCTAATCATGGAGCAAGATTTTTGTTGCATCCCTTTCAGTGGAACTTCGGCGGAATGCAAAGTGTCGATCACGAACGAATGCGCGAATGGGTATCTAGTTTAGATCACGACCTTGACCGCCTCGTTTCTATCTTTAACGAGGAAACTGTTTCCGCTGGACAATTCACTGACTGGCGTGAGCTGATCAGAACTTCTTCCATTCTTAATCCTGAGAGAGCTGCAACTCTCGGCCTTATTGAAGGTATTCAGGAGGCTAGCATCGTTGAACCCAATGCTACCTGGTGGATTAATTGTTGACATAAAGTAACCTTTCAGAGCCCGATTATTTTTAAGATTATAGTCGGGCTTAATCATTGCGATTGTCAAATAAATGTTCAATTAAGAATCTTTTTCTTGCAATTGACCTGCCAAGATCTGTTATGCGTCAGGATGTCTTTCTTCGTCTGGCGGTCCATAACGTCGATGTCGTGATCAGTCAGGTAGATTGGCTTTACCCAGTCACAGGCGGTATCAACCACCACCGGGACGCTTCCACGTGTCCCGCAGCTCGCGATCAACATCGTTGCCAGGCATATGGTTAACAGTCTGCTGTACATTGCTGGCCTCTTTCGTTGCTTCAACCCGGCGCTCTGCAACTGCTTCAGTGGCGGCGGCCTTCTCTTCAGTGCGTTGCTGATCGGCTTTAGCTTCCGCTTTGCTGGTGCCGCGGATATGGCCCAGGCCAAAAGCGCCTGCAATGGCGGAAATGACCAGTGCGGCCAGCCCGATTATCGTTTCGATACCCACATTCACCTCACACCAGAACTGATTTCGCCAGGTTAAACAGCGCGCGACGTTTATCCAGACCATTACGTCCACCGTTGATAAGCAGCGTAACGCGCTCAACATCGCCGGAATGAAGCAGGCAACCGCGGGACGAATAGAACCATGCAGCGGAGCGCGCAGCATATTCATCCTGTTCCAGCAATTCAGGCTGGGTTACAAGGTCCAACTTCAGCGCGTGGCCACAGTTGCGGTAATTGCTGAGCCCGGTGATTTGCTTCAGGCCGCGACCGCGATATTTCCAGCCATCACCAGCAACCTGGTTGCCCAGGTTCTTTTTGCCCCACTCACCGCCATAAACCAGATTGGCTATCGCTTTCTGATTTGCCGGTTGCGTTGCCGTTCTGCCAAGTGCGGCGGCCTGCTGTGCAGTAATGCGATGCTTGCCGAACGTAGGTACCAGGTTTTCTGCCGCATAGTTCAGGTTTTCCACCAGCCGGGTGAAACCGCCGGACTCATGGCCCATCTGCGCGATAAACATGGCCTGATCGAGCGGCGCGGTTATGCCGAATTCCTTCATTGCAGCATCGATATAGTGAAACCAGCGCACGGCTAGACCGGCGCTTATACCTGCCGCCTTTTCAAATTGTGTTTGGTTCATTAGTGCCTCAGATGATCTACCAGACGTGCCAGATTTCCCCGGGCCCTCATAACGGCGGCGCAGATAAGGAGGTTTGCCACCACCACCAGCCAGCTGGAGTCACGATAGAGACCGAAGATAAACTGCAACGGGATAACGGCATAAACCAGTACGGTTACATACGCCATGATAGAGATGAAAGGACGATGCCGGGCGCCATGTCGCTGGTAGAACATCAGAACGATAACAATTACCGCGCAGATAAATGCATTAAAGAATGCAGTCAGCTCACCTGCCATTTCCCCCTCCTCCGCGTAAACGCGAGAAAAAGCTGAACAGGCTGTTCAGATCCTGGTTATTAAGATAAGTTAGGATTTTGATACACAGGGCAGACAGAATCACTGCTCCTAGTGCATCCAACGGTTTTTCATATCGCGATGCGGCATTTAGCAGTGAGCCAACAAATCCAGCCCCAAGCACCCCAACGATAAACGACGTCAGAAAATACCCAGCCAGTCGTGCACGAGACAGGTTCGTTGCTGTTGCGACGTAGAACACCGCACCACCAAACGCCCCAAACACCACACCGAAATCTGTATGAGTAAAGACGCCGTACAGGACTGAACCCAGCAGGCCGCCGCCGAGAACTGCGCCGGTGCCGGTTAATGGATCGGACATTAAGCCCCCTCTTATTGCTGTTGATCCTCTCAGAAGGTTGAGGGGAAACAAAAAAGGCCACCCGAAGGTAGCCTGTAGTAATGATTGTGAAGGCTGGAGTCGAACCAGCTTCCATCGGTGCGCTGCCGATTGGGTTACGCGCGCCTTGTGGCTACTTATCCAGAATATTCACCGCAAAACTATTCCCTAGCTCGCCGCTGAGCTTCATCACAATGGGGATCGCTTTGCCGCGCCAGGGAGGTGTGCCTGGTCTCACCGGGATGTCGTCACATACTCAAAGCGATTTCCATTGCCTAGAAACTAAAAAGCCACCCGAAGGTGGCTTGTTGTTCAGCGTTAGTGGGATACCCGCCTTCGCTTTAAGAGCAGCATTGTCATCCTTCAGGCGATCAACTTGATTTCTCAGTCGCTCGATTTCTTTCCCATTGTTATCAATGTCCCGCTGCTGACCTTTGATAATTTCTGTCTGGGAAGCCTGTACTTCTCTCGTAGCCTGTAGAGCCTTATCCATTTCGTCAACTTGGTTAACCAAGCGAGAGCCGAAAAAGCTAACTATTGCAATAGTTATCCCGACCATAATGGTCAGAGCCCATACTTTTGTTCCAGAAGCAGTATTTGAAGTTTCGTCTATAGACAGGCACCTTATCCAGATTAACACAACCCAACGTCTGCGCAGATCGTTAGTTCCAGGGCTATTCTATATGGATAAGGTGAGAAAAATCTTTAAAAATCAGATAGAGTGAGGTTGTTTGGTTATTTAACGAGCGAAAGCAGCCAAATTCCCCATACAGGGATTGCAAAAAAGGTCATTGTATAAACAATAGCTGGCTGTATTTTGTTCAAATTAAATTTCCTTAGTAGAGCCTTGAATGCGCTACAACTCCAACCTACCTAAAGATTCGACTTCGCACAAGAAGAAAAACACTACTTTTTTATCAAATTATCACGAATTTTAAATCCGCTTTTTTTACCTGAAAGGTAATCGATGGCGCGGCATTATACGTGCATATACAAAGTTATCAACAGGAAATGTAGCTTATTGATGGCAATTCGTGCCATCAATACTGCCTTGTTGTATGAAGTGCTATCAATCGTGAGCTGGCAGAAAAACGATAATTCTCTGCCGATACCCTGGACATGCAACGCCCATCGTTAGAGCCAAATTAACACAGTTTCCGGAAAAGTAAATAGCTCACTATAGAATAATGAGCTATTTTATCGATCGCTATTTTGTAATCTGTTTAAGCTGCGCCTCCGCCCACGCCTCTTCAATGTCGAATTTAGTGATCAGCTGGTCGTAGAACCGCTTAACGGACTTTTCCCAGGTGGCAACAGATATCGCATCGGTAACCCGGCAAACAGCCGCATATGCCTCGGTTGAGGGGATACGCTCATATCCACGTCCGCCGCAGCGCTTACAGTCGGCCAGAACCGGCACGCCCTGCTTCTCAGTCAGCTCCTGATTCACTGCTTTACCGCGTCCGTGGCAGTCTTTGCAGGCGCAACTGACAACTTTTTTCCCCTTGCAGGTCGAACAAAGTACCTTAGCGATTTCTTTCACCTGGCGCTTAACCTCGAAATCACTCGGAGATTGCTTAAGGTCTTTTGCCCACTGTGGAAGCTTCATGGTGTAGTGCGATTTCATCGTGAAAACATCAGCCTCAATGAATCCCTGACCCGAGCAGCAGTCACACTGTTTCACGCTGGCGGCGCTGCGAGAATAATCCTCAAAAGCGAAGGTGGCCAGCTGGCGCATTACCAGTGTCTTAACCGCATCGTCCAGCTTGCGCAGCGCGGCAACCTTATCGCATTTGGTTAACGCGTACTCAGCCAGCAATTCAATCGCCCTCGCCCGATCGTTGTAACTGATGCCCATCTTGCCGAGGAAGGCACTGTATCCCATGGTGGCGCGTTCCTGGGTCATGCCCATGGCCGCCATGACATCCGTCCCGGTCAGCGAATCTGAACCAGTGGCGCGCGGAGAGTCGCTAATAAGCGTCGACTTGGCGAAGTGGTATTTCACGGTGTTTTCGAGGTTCATTAGGCTGCTCCTGCTAAATGATAGGTACGAACAAAATTACGAAGAATGCGGTAATCCACCAGCACCGATCCCCGGTAGCGGTAAATGCGAAGGCGCTGCCAGCGCGCGCGGAGTATCTCAAGCGTTTCTGGCTTCATCTGGCCACCTCGATAATGATTTGCCCTGTTTCTCCCCAGATTTTGGTAACCCGTCCGTCCCAAACATGGCTATCCTCGTCAAACACTGCATCCAGCAAAGCTTTTTCCAGGTTGTCTTTGTCCGGCTTTTGTTGATGAGGCTGGCCGACATGCTGCGCTCGCTTTTTCTGGCTCCAGCTCTTTGGCATGGGGATAACGAACGTGACGTGATAACCGGACTCTGGCAGACGGATGCCCAGCAACCGGACCTGCTCTTTGTATGCCCAGTACGCTGCTGTCGCCGGCCGTTTGTGCCAGCGGTCACGCTGAGTCATTCTGGGCTTGCCAATCGGCGTAATTTCGTAAATTTTCATGCGGGCACCACCAGCCCGCGGCGGGCAACTTCAATCACTGTCAGAACAATCGCGCGGTCCATAAGCTGCCGGCGCTCTTCCCTGTTCAGCTTGTTCCCGTTATCAATGCTGTCATGACAGCAGACGCAGAGCGCAGCTGTCGCACAGTCATCGGTTTTTAATCCCATGCCTTTCCCTTCGTTCCGGTGTGCCACCTGCGTTCCCCATGATCCACAAAGAACACAACGCTCGATCTGCCCGACGGCGGCGAGCCATTTTTTGCTGCGATAAATAGCCATGCTCACCCCCATATCCGGTTTTGCCACCGGCGATTTATACGCGGTGGTTTATTGCCCTCAGGCAGCCGGGCGCTGACCGTACAGGTGAGATAATCGGAGTTCAGGCTGCGCTCTACCATTACGCCGCGGCGCTGGTATTCCGCCATGAGCTCTTCGGCCTGCTGGGTTGTGCAATCGGTATGATGGAACCAGGTATGCTTCATCCCCATCACCCCGCGAAACTCATGAGCTGCGCAGCGGCGTTCTCCGCCTCACCCTGGTCTCTGAACGCTTTTGACAATATCCAACGCCAGAGGACATCGAGCGCGGCTTTGTACAGCTGCTGGAACTCGATTTCGTCCATGTTCGCGAATGAGATGCTGCGAGGATGTTTCTGAAGGGTGCCATCAGGAAGCTTTATGGCGTCGTAATGCCCGGCCTGAATCGTCACCCAGGCACGGTATGCATCGAAGGATTTACAGAGGCTGATCCCGTTCGTGACGCGGCGGCTCGCTACCTGCTCAAGATAGTGCTCAGCGGCATCAAGTAGTGCGCCTTCGTTGCCGCCGTAGGAAGCCAGGAATTTAGCGTAGCCGGTTACCAGCTTGCGCTCATTGGAGGAGATCGCGCCGCCGGTCGGCTCCCAGTATTCGAAGCCCAGATTCAGCAGAGCGAAAAAGCGTCGGTGAAACGCTGGATTACGTACCTGTTTAAAGTCGGCCACCAGCACAGCGCCGAGCTTAATTTTGGATTGCAGTAAATCGCTGCTCTCCGGCGTAGCCGGGATCAGGATCCCTGAGGACTGTTTGATGAGTTGTAACTGCGCCATGGTTTTCACTCCGTGGCGCATCGATGTCAGGTTGCTGGTTGTTCAGGCCAGCTCAAGAATTATGATTGCGTACGTAGTGACAAGTCAATTTTTTGAAGTCATTTCCCTTACAACTTCCATTATGGTTTCCTTCGACCAGTATCGATCGTCCCTGCTTAGTTTTCTGTGAGTTATGGAACTGTCGTTGGTGGAAATTATATACCGCTCCTCCGCCCTCATACTGAACGTCAGCAGCTCTTTTCCTTTCCCATCGGTTATGGTCACTCGTAGATCTGACTGAGCTACACCCTCCACGAAATCCCCCTGAGCGACATACAGACGCGATTAGAAATTGTCGGCAGCAGCATCAAAGGGATTCGCAAATTGCGGTATTCTGAAAATGCGCGCTACCCCTGTGTGCAATCTTAATAAAACCAGTCGTCTGCACTTTCCCAGGTATCCTGAAGAATCCCTTCGACCGTCTTCTTTGCCTCCTTCTCGCCGCCGTAAACACTTAGTCCATCCGAACCCGCACGACGGATAACAAGGCTGCAATCTTCGAACTGATTCTGGAGTCGTTTTAATAGCTCTTTTTCCAGCGCCGGTACTGCGCCATTAGGAAGTTTTTTAGTACGATCAATGGTTAATTCAACTTTCATGGTGGCCTCCTTTGCATGTACTGTGTTTTTATACAGTATACCTACATGGAAAATTGGTCAACGTCTTAAGAGCACAAAATGCTAACTCCATGTCAGTAAGTAAAAATAAAACCCGCCGTAGCGGGTTGAATAATCAGACGTTTTTACGCCGCAATTTCTTTCGATTGGCAAAGTTCGGGGAGATTTGCTCTCACCAGCGCCTCAGCAAACGGTGGCGGAACCGCATTACCGCAGCGGGCTACCTGCTTATCCTTCGCATACTTCACGCCACGGTAGTCTCTGTCGATGATGTACCACTCAGGGAAGCCCTGCGCCCGGTATAGCTCATGTGGCTGCAGCATGCGCATGCCAATATCAACGATGCGGTACACCACGCCTTCGATGGTCACCAGGCCAGTGCTCTCCGGGCCGCAGTATTCGCGCAGGAACTCCAGCGCCTTATGCGCGCGCTGCTCGTCATACCCGTCCACGGCAAGAAGGGTTTTCACTTCTCCCACATGCGTGCCGCCGGCGGTAACAGTCGGCATTGGCTCATCGCTGCGCTGCCCGTCCCGGCAGGTGCCGCGTAGCTTCACCAGGTGAGAAGTAACCGCGGCGTGGTGATTTCCCGTGGTGATGGTATGCGTAGGCTGCCCCAGTTCTCCGCCCGGATGGCCAGTGTTATTGACCATCAGGTGCGCGGCGACAACTGCATGGTGATCAACAGTTGTCACTGAATGCATCGGCTCGTCCATGCCCACCCCTGCCCCCTGGTAATTCCCGCCATAGTGCTTAACCAGATTTGCGGCCACCAGCCCGAACTTGCCGCCACCGGCGACGACCGTGCCCAGTGGCTTATGCAGACCTGGTACGCGAGGCTCCTGCCCAGGGCGTTCGCCATAGCCCATTTGAATGAGCGTGGGCATCACCAGCTGCGATTTACCGCCACCACCAGCCGTAATAGTCGCGCTTGGCTCGTCAGCACCATGTCCGACACTGGCACCGAACTGGCGGGCAATGAACGGCGCCAGCGCCGCCTCAACCAGCCCCAGCGCGTGTCCATTACCGCCCGGGCGCCGGGATGTGCCAGCGGTGACCGTTGGTACCGGCTCAGTTACTGGTTGCCCGGTGGCACCGGTGCGGAACTTGGTCAAGTGCGGCACGGCTATCGCATATCCATGGGTTTTGGTAATGGTCTGCAGCGGTTCCTCCAGTGCCTGGCCACGGAAGCAGTCGTATTTGCCTTTCGTCGTGGTGTGGTTGCACTTCACGATAAACGGCGCCGGATTAACCAGTACGAAACGCTGTATGCCGCGGGCGATGCGCTTCATCGTGTTTTCCGCCAGCGGCTTTTTGCGATCAAAGATAGACGGCGCACCAATCGACCAGTCGATGCATTCCGCAGCTGTTCGCCACGGCGCCAGCTTACCAGCCTTCACTGCTGGGGATTTCGGATCCCCATGTGTTGGTTCAGGCCATACAATCGGCTTACCATCACAACGCATAACCATGAAGAAACGCTTTCTGATAGTCGGCGCACCAAAATCGCATGCACGCAGCTCGCGATACTCGACGATATAGCCCAGGCCTTTTACCAGACGTGCAGCTTCCTCGCTGTCCAACGAAATATTCAGAAATTCGCAGCATTCCGCCAGCGCTGGATGATCCGCTGAAATGCCAGTGGTCAGCATGCCAATGAATGCCTCAAAAGTTTCGCCAGCGCGGGCAGGATCCGGCCGCATTTCCCCGGCGAGCAGCGGCCCCCACGTTTTGAACTCTTCCACGTTCTCGAGTTTCATCACTCTCGGCTTAACATCCAGCCCCCAGCGCAGAACAACCCAGGCCAGTCCACGAATCGCTTTCTCAACTGGCTTAGCGCCCTTTGCTTTTGAGAAATGACGGCAGTCCGGCGAGAACCAGGCGAGCCCTACCGGGCGACCTGCAGTAGCAATCTTCGGCTTTACCTCGTACACGGATTCGCAATAGTGCAACGTGTCCGGGTGGTTGGTAGTGTGCATCGCCACGGCGTTCGGATCGTGATTGATGGCAATATCCACGCTCCGGCCGGTAGCCAACTCAATGCCCGTGCTCGCCCCGCCGCCTCCGGCAAAGTTATCAACGATAATCTCTCTCACGCGTATTCCTCCATGGCGGCGGCCAGCGAGCGGGCTGCAGCGATAATTGACGGTACCGGCATTCGTTCCAGCCACATCCGATTGATGTGATGCTGCAGGCGGCGCTGGTGGTGCGCCGGGAGGTTCCCGGCATTTTCAATCTGGCTGTAGACCATACCGACCTCGGCAGGCCATACGGTTTCAGGCACCTCCGCCAGCAGCAGGCTTTCCAGCTCGATAATTCGTTTTGTGGCGTACTGCAATTGCGGGTCAAAGTTATTCTGCGACCCGCCGTCTTTGACAAAGGATATCCAGTGGGTTTTGTCATTTTTCCCGGTGCGCTGGCCGATAATTGGCTTCACATCCGTCAGCGCCAGAACCTGGCTAACTGGTATCTGCGTTTCGTTCCATTTAAAAATGAGAACACCGTGTGGCCGCAATACGCGGAATGCTTCCTCAAACCCGGCGCGAAGGTCTGCGCGCCAGGTAGCTTTGTTCAGTCTCCCGTATTTTTTCCCCATCCAGGCAGCTTCCCCAACTCGTTCAAGATGGGGAGGATCGAACACCACTACAGGGAAGGTGTTGTCAGCAAACGGCAGCGCGCGGAAGTCAGCAATCAGGTCAGGACGGATAACCAGACGGCGGCCATCGCAAAGCTCATGCTCTTCACTGCAAATGTCGGTAAAGACAGCACGAGTGTCGTGTTTGTTAAACCAGAACATGCGGGAACCACAGCACATATCCAGAACGGTTTGCTCAGCCATGCTCCCCCTCCTCCTCGCTGGCGCGGACACCAGCATTAGCAAGAGCAGCCAATACGTCATCGCGTGCATACCATTCACCGTCAGGTTCTTCTGAGCAAGAATATGTCTGCACGTCAAAGCGCTGGGGCAGCTTCACCTCCCGCGCCTCCAGCTCAGAAATCCGCTTCTCTGCGGCTTCCCACTTCGCGTGCAGTAACGCGTAGTTTTCGCTAACTGTCTTAATGACGTGACGCAGATTATCTGCATCCATATCGCCAATTACCGGCAGGAGCATGTTCGGCGTGAGAATCATATTCAGGCGCGTCTCTGCGGCTTCCAGCGCTGCTATCAACTCGTCGGTAAAGTTCTCTACCTCTGACGCCATCATGCGAAGCTCATCGGTATGAACTTCCATAGTCAGGCGAGAAAGTCGATGCTGATTGGCGTGTTTCGGCACGCCTAATAATTCGTGGTGCTTGCTGCTCATAGGGCGGATTCCTGGCGAAGCTGGGCAGCGAAAGCATTGGGCTTTCAGTTCGGCAAACTTATCAGCCACTGATTTCGGCCCATCTTCGCCGCAGGGATCCATCATGGTTCTTTCCCAAACTCTTTCTGCTTGATAAGCCGCATCGCGCTGCTTCGTCATTTCGCGCAGCGCCAGGGTGGCACAGTCCAGGCGTCCGGCCAGGCGAGTGATCATCTTCGCGATTTCGATGATTGGGGTGTCGCTGCTGAGCGTACGCGCGAACTCATCCCCTACTGCGATCATCTCTTTGTTGTTCTGTAAATCGGTCATTCTGTTGCTCCCCGGTGCGTAAAACGCTCCCTGTCAAAGTCGATAACTGCGCGCTGGTCGCGGAAGATGCCGCAGCGACCGTGACGGATGAGATTCCCCCGTTCCACCGCAACTCGGATGTATTTCTCAGCGGTGGTGCGATGCAGGCCAAACATTGCGACGATGTCTTTGGTCGTCGCGTGGCCATGTTTCTTCACCATCTCGATGATCCAGGCGATGAACAGGCTACGTTCCTCTTGGGTCTTAGGCCTTGCCATTCTCCACCTCCGCGTTTACCAGCTGCTGCACCAGATTTTTATGCCGACCAACTACGCGCACCGCATCGCGCAGTTTCTCCAGGCTCGCCAGATTGTTTCTGGTGCGGCGGATTTCGCGGGAGATCACCCTGGCGGTGGGAATGGTCTGGGCAGTTGCTCGCCCTTCGGTGAACGAGGGGATCTCCCTGATAATCTGCGCGATATCCTTCGGCTGCGCGGTAGCGGCCAATTCAGGCTCAGCACTGACTGCAGGTACAGATTCAGCTGCAGGTTCTGGCTCCGGTTCGGTCGAGGACGCTGGCAGCGACCAGGTTACGCCTTTGCCCTGCCCGTTCTTCACCACAACGCCCTGGCGCTCCAGCGCGCGCATTACTGAGGTCATGCCACGAGCGTTACGGTTCACCGCTGTTGCCAGTGAAGGGGTATCCATGGCGCCATTCTTTGCCAGGAGACTACGAATAACAGCCGGGTCAACGGGTTCAGGTGCTTCGCCATGCAGTGCAGGCTTAGGCTGGGGAACGAAAGCAACACGCTTCGCATCTTTAGCTGAGCCAATGAACCAGCCACCATCGGAGAAATCACAAAGACCTTGCTCACGCTGTTCGCGCAGCATGTTCAGAGCTTCGACAGGCTCGACATCCAGACGGGCTGCAACTTCGCGGTATGTCGCCCGGCCCATTTTTTCCAGTGCTTGAATTACGGTTTCCATAGATTTCCTTCCGAAATTATTTAACAGGACGCAGGTGCGACACGTTTTTGCGGTAGCTTGACCAGTCGAAGTTCACCCAGATACCGCCATCCATCTGAAGACGGTCCATAACGCGCGCGCCCAGTGTGTTCACCAGTTCGCCGTGATTCAGGTTGGTAAGAATGCCAACCGGACGCATCGAGGAGAGTCGGCGGTCAATGACCTGATTGATGATTACCTTCTCGCCGCTGGAGCCTCGCTGAATACCGACCTCATCCAACACCAGGAGATCAACATTGCACAGGTCGTTTAGCAGTGACGATTCGGACTGTCCGTCGTCGTAACATTCACGAACACGGAGCATCAGGTCAGGGATGGTCACCACCAGAACCGAGTGGCCAGCGCCCAGCAGGTGATTGCCTATTGCCGCGGCGAGGTGGTTCTTACCGGTTCCTGGCGCTCCACTGAATACAAAGCTTGCGAAGCTGCCGCCGCCGAAGTTCTGCGCGTAGCTTTTTGCCATGCTGTATGCCTGGCGCTGCTCCGGCCCATTCACCTCGTAATTCGCGAACGAGCAACTGCGATGCAGTGCCTGGATGCCGGCACGACCGAAAATCTTTTCTGAGCGGGCGCGCTGGTTCATCTTGTCGATTTCACCTGACCGCTTACGACCTTCGGTTTCCTGCCACGCCTGCCACTCTTCAACGCTGGTGAATTTTGGCTGAACGCTGGCCGGGATGATTTTCTTCAGGCGCTCAAGTGCGCTGCCAGTACCCATTACGTTTTTCATTGATGCCCCCTGAAACCCGGTGGAATTTTGCTGTCAGGCTTGGATATCTGGTTCACGTCACGGCCAGCCTTGCTGCCGCCAAAGGCGAATTTCGGTTTGAACAGGCCCTGATAACCATTGGCAATGCTCGCGTTTATAACGGCTACCGGATCGTGGCCTTCGTCCAGACACTCTTTCAGCAGGTTGAAAGCCTTGGTCACTGTCATCTCGGTTTTAATGGGTTTACCGGCTTGGCGACGGTATGTGACCCATTCCTCCCAAGAGGTTGCATTCAGCCATTCAGGGATCGGCACACTGAGTGGGTCAAACTTAACCTTCCCCTTTGGGGGATTAGAGGGGGTTAGATCTGTTTTTATATTTGTCTTTGGAAGAATGTCTTTGGTGTTCCCTGTTTCCGGGGATCCCTTTCCCTGTTTTCGGGGATAACCATCCCCGTTTTCAGGGATGGTTTGACGGTTATTTTCGCCATCCCCGTTTTCAGGGATAGCCATCCCTGTTTTAGGGGATAACCATCCCTGTTTCTGGGGTTGGTAATGACTGGCTTCTGGGATTGAGATAACCCATGTGACAGCTTCAGCAGCCGGAAAAGCCGCTGGGCATCTTGTGCAATTTGGCTTTGCGTAGGCCCACTTATCCAGGTGGGTATTAATCCCAATGTATCTGGTTTGCCCAATGCGGCGGAGGATGATGATGTTCCGATAAGCGAGACTCAGCACCGCTTCTGAAACGTGCTTCACCTTCAGTGTGGTTTTGTCCGCAATGAGGCTATTGGCTATCCTGTCCGACTTTTTTGACCAGCCATAGGTCAGACGGACTATAGCGTTCAGAACGCGGAATTCGCGGCCTGATAGCTCGACGATACACAGGGCATCCTGGATCTGATTGGCTAAACGCAAATAGCCGTTCTCCAGTTCAGCCATGCGACTCTCCTGCTTCCCCTCTTGCGTGGGGAATTTGTAAATTTCAGCGGTGTTTGACATACTGCTCTCCGCAACTACCGGACGTATTTGCACCCGAAGGCCGTTGGTGTTCGTGCACCGCGGCTTTCACCTTTTCAGAACAGACCCTGCTGCTTCTCGCGCTTAACGCGTTTCGACTCAAACCGATCTGCCGGAACTGTCTGTTTCTCTGCCCACAACTTCGCGTGACGCAAAACATCATCGAAAATCCTCCCCTTACGACTTGCCTGAGACATTCGCCTGTACATATCGACGGCCTGAAATGCCCCCCCCTGCGCGACAGCTGCGGTGAAGCCCTGCCGGATAAGTTCTTCGCGAACGTGCTTTTCAATAAATTCGACATGATTCACTGCGCACCTCACATGACGCCTGGGCCCATGACCGCGAGACCACTCAGAACCTGAACAACAGCCTCCCCTGGCAGAAGCGCCAGCAGGTGTTCAATGCCCTCTCTCACCTCTTTCACCAGCTGATGCTGTGGCGCCCTCAGAATTACCGCGCGTTTCGCTTCGCCGATCTCCTTCTCCATCGCTGCATACCGCGTCATAAAGCAGTCCTGAGGTACCAAGCGACCACGGAATTCAAGTGGTAGAACGGCGATGATCGCGGGCGAGAGCTGGCTGATGTTTTGGCGCGCATAATCTGTATCACCATCGAGCCAACGGAATAGCTTCTGACGCTTACGGCTCAGGTCTTCGGGAAAATCCAGCCCGGCGCCGCCCTGTCGCTCCCATTCCTCAACGATGACTCCGGCAACGACATCCTGGTTATCCAGTGATGCGGCCCAGGCGCGAACGGCATCGCGGATCTGTTCGTGCTTATCTGCCGCACTTGTCTGATTGCGATTTATCATCGCCGCCGGAGTTATTCCGGTATTTTGTTGATATGAAATGGCATGCATGGTCAGGACTCCTGTTTTGGCAGCCCGTCTGTAGGGTTTGGATATGCTTCTGGATCAATTTCATGAGGTGTAATTTGCCAATTCAGGAACTGACAAAGTGCACGAACTCGTGACGTTGGGACTTTCCCAGAATTCATCCATCGACTAACCGCCTGTGATGAAAGGCCCATAGCCTCACCAAGGGCAGTTTGAGTAGTGATTGATTTCACTTTTTTCTTGAGTTGCTCGTTCATGACTCCTCCTTAGGTTGTGAACAAGCATACACATTGAAACTGAACGTTTCAAATAAATTACTCCAATTTGTTTCAGTTACTTCTGAAACATAGGGTTGTAAAATGGAAAGTATGAATACCGAAACCAATAAAGTTTTCGCATACAGGTTCAATCAAGCTCTTACGGAGCATGGTTGGAATCTTTCCGATTTAGCCCGCCGCGTTGGTGTTACGCCGCAGGCGGCACAGAAGTGGGCAAAAGGAATTTCTATACCACGCGGTCTGAAGCTCAAGTCCCTCGCCGAAGTAACTGGAAAGCCCGAACACTGGTACTTCATGCAGCCAGACACAGATGATCCTGAGGTGATGGCTCAGCTTGGTATTCCCAAAAAACTCGATGTTACCGAAGAGGCCCTTCTTGCTATCTTTAATCAGCTCCCCGAAGCTGAAAAATTACGCCTTATCATTCATGCAAAGGGCGTATTGAAAGAACTGGAAGAGCTGAAAGATGATGTTGGTGATCTGATAAAAAACCTAAACCGCTAACTCCTCCCCACTTCCCAACGCTGGCATAGCCGGCGTTTTTTTATGCCCTCAATTACTAAAGTTAGTTTCAATTAGCTTGACCATTGAAATAATTGGTTGTAAATTTAAGCCATCGACAACACGCGCACCGTTGTCAGGTTAAGAAATGTTCCGCCAGCCTGGCGACAAGGGCAAATGAGGAGAGGACCCATGAGAGGTAAATTTCGATTCACAACAATAACTGGCGATGATGATCGTGTTGTTGTGATTCACAGTAGAAGCGTTACCTACCTTGAATCCTACGATAGTGGGGCGGGCGGTGAGGTGGTGAGAATTGTTTTGAACAGCGGCCACTCAATTTATGCAAGCGGCTCGCTGGAAGATGTTATGACCGAGCTATATGGCCGATCTCTTAAAGGACAAGCGGCCGAACTTTACCGGTCTTCAGCTTGCTTTCTTCGGAAGCTTTTTCGGAAACAAGCTTGATGCATTCAGGCATCAGCTCCATGACCTTCGCCAACACTAAGGCCGGAGTGGTTGTTGAAGTTTCTTTTGAGGCAATCGAAAGCGCCAAATCGTAGGCAACTGAATCAATCGTGCGATTGCCTGAGATGAGTTTGAATTTCATGACATTTCCTTGTTTTGACTGTGGAAATGACAGAGTACCGAATTCCTTTGACTGTGGAAAGCAAGGAACCCGCGCCGCCTGAGCGGGTTAACAAAACAGGCACTACTTAAGGGGATTGAGATGAAAGCTAATCCAGCAGTACCAAACAGCGGTCGCGCCGTTCAAATGCGCAACCAACGTACCGGCGCAGCATGGCTGGTTTCTTTTAACTACAGCGAAGGCACTTACTGGCATGAGCCGCAGGGCAATCTGCGCCACATTCGCCGCCCTTATGCCTCTCGCAGCATGGAGCCGCATCTGGTTCCCGCCGGAACGGGGCTGCACTGATGGGTTCGTTATTCGCACTCGTCCTGACCATCAGCATGACCAATGGTGAATTTCAGGATGTTGTTCTCGATGTTTACGACGACCAGCAGCAATGCGAGCAGGCAGCCATTGACCAGAAGGTGTCAGGTAACTGCTATCCAGTTGAAAGGATCGTCCGCAACGAAGAAGTACCAGCGGAAACCACAGTTAAGTTCTGAGGAGATGATGATGCAGACCGAATGCGGATACTGCGGCAAACCGGTTAAACCCGAGGAGGTGGTCAAAAGCACCCTTCTCTATCGCAACGGCTCACTGCTTGCGCGCAAAGAGAAAGAGTACTGTTCCAGACGTTGCGCTTCGCACGACCAGATGGCTCACGAAGGCTAACGTAAAACCCGCGCAAGGCGGGATCTACGTCCGGTGGTACCGACCAAAGTTACACCGGAATTTATACCAAACCAAAAAAGACACCCAATGGGCGCTATCAATGGCCCGGGGATTCTAACACCCAAAAATGAGGATCTCACATGGAATTCTTTTATGTGGTCAAGGCCACTCAGAAATCCGGTAAGCAAGATGCAGTGATTTGGTTCACTGCAAAATCCGAAGCGCGCGCTGCGCTGACGCTCGATGTTGAGCTGGAAGACGCAGGCATCGAAACGGGTCGCGGTAAGGACTACACCAAACCGATTCGCACTGATTTCCCGGTGTACAACGACCTGCCAGAAGAAGGCGACGTTGATTTCACCTGGTGCGATCGTTATGAACTGGCCGAAGACCAGCGCACCTGGAATGTTAAACAACAGGCTGAAGATGAGTCTGTCGACGACGCAGATATTGAAGACAGCACCGCAGAAGAATCTCAGCAGTCAGAGCAGCCGAACCTGATCGTCGTTGCCACCCTGCCATTCCGTCAGCGTGTACTGGCTCAGTTCATCGGTGATGGTGAATATCTCTATCACGTCGACGCTGGGCAGAAAAACGAGATTGTCCGCCTTGAGATGGACACTGATGACGCGTACGCCCAAAACCTGCTGCTGGCTGCTGAGAATGTGGAAGCATTCAAAAAAGCCATTGAGCACGATATCCATAAAGTCGTGAATGCCGTTAAGAAAGCCTTCCCTGTCGACGGTAAAAAACCGGAACTGGCAACAGTTATCCAGTTCCTGACGGTGTGGTTCAAAACTGATTACATCGACCGTGGCATCCTGGCGCGCGAATGGGCCGCCGGTAACCGCATCAGCAATGTTCAGCGCACCGATTCCGGTACCAACGCCGACGGCGGATATGTCACTGATCGTGGCGAAGGCGCACACCATACGCTTGATTCTCTTGATCTTGAAATTGCCTGCGCCCTGCTTCCCATGGATTTCAACCCACACGAAATACCAGGCAGCGTTCTGCGCCGCGCGAAGGAAATTGTCGCTAAAAAAGAGGAGCCGTGGAAATCATGGAGCAGCATTCTGCGCAACCAGCCCGGCGTTCTGGCGGTTAACCGGACGGCAATTTTTAACCTGGTGCGTATCGCTCCTGAGAACATCCACAAGACGCCTGCTGCTCACTTGGAATTTGTTAATCGAACGATGACAACAAATTTCAATTCGACAACAGAGTTAATGCCGCTGCCTTCTGCCGCTCCAGGTATTTCACGTGAAAACGTGGACAAGCAGCTGGCAGCCGAACGTGGTGAGTTTGTCGAGGGTATTAGCGACCCAACAGATCCGAAATGGGAAATAACCCAGCGTGTGGCCACCACTACTCACGAAGAGAATTTACAACGGATTCGTGAAGAAGGTGCGCGCCGCCGCGCCGAGGAAGCGAAAGGACAACCGAAAATCACAAGTATGGGCAACGGCATATTTTCCATTGATGCCCTGCTCAACCAAAACGCCTCAAATGAAGCCGAAAAAACGGAAAACGCAGCGGAGACCACCAGCGATGTGCAGATGGAAACGACTCAGCCAGAGAAAGTCGAAAATACTGATCCGGTACAACCAGGCGAAGGCGCTGATGCAGCTGATACGCAAGCAGTTACCGTAGTTCCGGCAGAGCTACTGGCCGCAGCCGCACCAAGCCTCACTAACCAGGAGCAGGCTGGTGTTCACCAAAAAACAGATTCTGTCAGCCAGGAAGAGCCAGAACCTACTCAAAGCGAACCAGAATCGGTACAAAACGAACCAGAAGTGCATCAGGAAGAACCAGCTGTTGAATATCCTGCTTATTTCGAGCCAGGCCGCTATGAAGGTCTTCCGAACGAGGTTTACCACGCTGCCAACGGCATCAGCTCAACCCAGGTGAAAGATGCGCGCGTATCGCTGATGTACTTCAATGCGCGCCACGTTGAGAAAACCATCGTCAAAGAGCGTTCCGCAGTGCTGGACATGGGCAACTTAGTGCATGCGCTGGCGTTGCAGCCTGAACAGCTGGACGCAGAATTCAGCATTGAACCGGCTATCCCGGAAGGCGCATTCACAACAGCCGCGACCCTGCGCGCCTTTATCGATGAGTACAACGCCAGCCTGCCGGCGCTGCTGTCTGCCGACGACATCAAGGTATTACTGGAAGAGTACAACGCCACCCTCCCCGCGCAGGTGCCGCTGGGCGCTAACCTGGAAGAAACGGCGCAGAACTATATGGCACTGCCAGCTGACTTCCAGCGTATTGACGCAGACCAGAAGCAGACCGCCAACGCGATGAAAGCCTGCATCAAAGAGTACAACGCCACCCTGCCCCCGCAGGTGAAAACCAGCGGTAGCCGTGACGCGCTGCTCGAGCAGTTAGCGATCATCAACCCTGACATGGTGGCGCAGGAAGCGCAGAAGCCACAGCCGCTGAAAGTTTCTGGCACCAAGTCCGATCTAATTCAGGCCGTGAAAGCAGTCAAACCAGATGCTGTTTTTGCCGACGAGCTGCTGGATGCCTGGCGCGAGAATCCGGAAGGAAAAGTGCTGGTCACCCGCCAGCAGCTGAGCACCGCGCTGAATATTCAAAAAGCGCTTCTGGCTCACCCGACCGCCGGCATGCTGCTGACCCACCCGGGCCGCGCCGTCGAGGTGAGTTACTTCGGCTTTGACGAGGAGACGGGCCTGGAAGTTCGTGTGCGCCCTGACCTTGAGATCGACCTGGACGGTGTGCGTATCGGCGCAGACCTGAAAACTATCAGCATGTGGAACGTAAAGCAGGAAAGCCTGCGCGCCAGACTGCACCGGGAAATCATTGACCGCGACTACCACCTGAGCGCGGCCATGTACTGCGAAACCGCGGCGCTGGACCAGTTCTTCTGGATTTTCGTCAACAAAGACGAGAACTACCACTGGATCGCCATCATCGAGGCATCCGCTGAACTGCTGGAGCTGGGCATGCTCGAGTACCGCAAAGCGATGCGCGCTATCGCAACCGGATTCGACACAGGTGAATGGCCAGCACCAATCACTGCCGACTACACCGACGAACTGAACGACTTCGACCTGCGCCGCCTCGAAGCGCTGCGTACACAGGCATAAGGGGAATGATGATGGAAAACATGAATATCGTAACTGCTGAGCAGCAAGCTCCTAACACTATCTCTGCCAGCAACTCAATTTTCAACGTTCAGGCATTGGGTCAGTTGCAGGCTTTCGCCGGGCTGATGGCCCAGTCTGTCGTTACAGTACCTGCTCACCTGGCAGGTAAGCCTGCGGATTGCATGGCGATTGTTATGCAAGCCATGCAGTGGGGCATGAACCCTTACGCGGTGGCGCAAAAAACTCACCTCGTCAACGGCCAGTTGGGTTACGAAGCGCAGCTTGTTAACGCTGTAATTACCAGTTCCAGTGCCATTCATGGCCGTTTTCATTATCGCTACGGCGGCGACTGGGAACGTTGCACCAAAACCAAAGAAGTGACCCGTGAAAAAATGGGTAAGAATGGTAAGTACACCGTGACCGAACGCGTTCGCGACTGGACTGATGAAGACGAAGAAGGACTCTATGTTGAAGTCGGAGCCATTCTTCGTGGGGAAAGTGAAATCACCTGGGATAAACCTCTTTACCTGTCGCAGGTGGTTACTCGAAATTCGCCGCTGTGGGTTTCAAAGCCGGACCAGCAAATAGCCTACCTCGGCGTGAAATATTGGGCGCGCTTGTACTGCCCACACGTGATCCTAGGCGTTTACACGCCTGATGAGATTGAGCAGCCCACCGAAAGGGAAATTAACCCGGCACCAGTTCAGAAAATGAGCCTGGCTGATATCAAAGGTGAAAATGTAGTAAACACGCAGGATCCTCAGGAGCCATCTGTAAATATCGACACCCTGGCCCAGGATTTCCGCGACCGCATTGAAGCCGCTCAGGATGTGGATAGCGCCAAAGCGGTCCGTGCAGACATCGAAACGGCTAAAGCGACGCTTGGATCCGCACTGTTCACCGAGCTGAAAAACAAAGCCGTTAAGCGATACTACCTGGTCGATGCACGTAACAAGGTGGAAGCGGCGATCAACTCCCTACCTTCTCCGGAAGAACCAGACGCGACAGAGCGATTCGCGGAAGCCGAGCGTGTGCTCGCATCTTCAAAGCGTCACCTGGGCGAAGAGCTGCACGATCAGTTCAGCATCACCCTGGCGGATATGAAACCGGAATACGTGGACTAAGGGAGGCGGGAGGGTTCGCCCTCCCGGTAACGAGATGAGCAAATCATTAAATGCACGTTGCATCCGTCGCTGGACCGTCGAATTTAAAGGTCGTTGCGACTCGAAATATAGTCCGTACTGGCGCAAGCGTGATCTGCGCGGGTATATCCGCGAAGCGGCGCTCACCACTGCTTACAACATGGTTGAGAGCATGGCTGAGAACAACGCCAAATTTGACTATGACGGCACGACTATTGGCTGGTCGTCTGAGTTCTCAGCCTGGTATGACGAACGCCGGGAGCAGTACCTCAAAGAAGCGCGTGACTACCTGGACGAAGAAGCCACCAACGAAGAGATAGACGAAGAGATCGAGAACGAGCTGGAGGCCTGGAATGATTGAGCGCGGCATGATTTTTAACGGGGAGATGGTGCGCGCCATTCTCGACGGCCGGAAGACGCAGACGCGTCGGATCATGGCGATTCAGCCAGAGCATTCAGAGCTGGGATTACGCCGAGTGATTGACTCCAAAAATGGCAGAGATAACGGGAAGTATTTTTGGTCGCAGTCCGATGCGTGCGGCCTGAAGGCCCGCTCAAAAGTGTTCGGTTGTCCTTATGGAGAAGTTGGCGATCGCATCTGGGTGCGAGAGACGTGGGCAGAGGCTGGAGCCAGCGCGCCGGATCTGAAACTTTATCGCGCGAATTACCCTGCGCATGTTCCAACTCATTACGAGAACGTGCCGCCGGCTGAGGATGTCCGCTGGACACCCAGCATCCACATGCCGCGCTGGGCGTCCCGCATCACGCTGGAGATTACCGGCGTTCGGGTCGAGCAGTTAAAGAGCATCAGCGAAAAGGAGGCCCGATCAGAAGGTGTTGCCCGATTGCGTGAAGGTTTTTGGAAACATTACCAGCCGGGCTGGACGCAGCACCAGCTAAGCGCCAGGGGATCATTCGCTACGCTCTGGGATTCCATTTACGGCTCTGGTGAATGGGATAGAAACCCATGGGTCTGGGTAATCGAGTTTAAGCGTATCGAAGGAGATGGCCATGCGACTGATTAACCGAGGTAACCAGCAGTCCCCGTTAGCGCGTCAGGCATGCGACATCGCTCTGGCAGCCCACCAGCAAAGATACGGCGACTATGGGCGCAGCAAGATGAAAGAGACGTATACGGTGAAGGTTGAAGGCGTGAAGGTCTGGGTGGAGGTGGTGAACCGCAAGGCGAGCTATGTGGCCACGGCAATGACAGGCATGCGCCGCTTGCGCGCCCTCCCCGGCCAGGTGTCCTGATAAAGAATTATCAAACGGCCCCGGTTGGGGCCCTTGGAGAACAAAGATGAGCAAAGCAACGAATAAATTTGAGCTGATGAGCACCAAAGACATCTGCGGGCAGCTGTGTATTTCATCACGTACGCTTGAACGCTACAGGAAAAGAGCCCCAAACGAGAACCCTTTTCCTGAGCCAGATTGCGCTTACATGGGTGGACCCAATAAATGGCTCAGAACCAAAGTCACCGCCTGGCAGATTAAAGAGATGTCACGATCAACTCGTAAGCCGATGTCTCACCTGAACCTAACCCGTGATGATAAAGGCCGTCTCACCCGACCTGACGCGGCGTGAACTCCAGAATGTCGGGCTCGACGATGCTCATAAGTCGGGCCCACCACTTACCATATGCCACTCTCATTTCCTCAACATAGGTGTGCTTGTCGTACACTGACCACACACCAGGCAGTTTGTGGCCAAGCATTATTTCGGCGATATGCGGCTCGGTTAGCTCTGAGAAATTCGTTCGCGCAGTCCTGCGCAGATCATGAATAGTAAAGTGAGGGACCTGCTCGTTATAGGCCTTGAGCATGAACTTAACCAGGTTACTGCTGATGCTCATATGGAAGCCTTCACTCATCGGCTTGTCTTCATATTTTGAAAAAACAAAGCGTCCTGGCGCCAGCTCAATGGCCCGTCTTATCAGTGGGAGCATTTCCGGGATGATAGGTCGAATTATCGGTTTCTTTGTCTTCCGCCCTGTCTTGTGGTTTTCCCATGGAACAGTCCAGATCCCTTCTTCAAAATCAAAGTGTGCGACTTCAGCCTGCCGGAGTTCGCCGACCCTGCACGCCCATATCAGTGACAATTTATAGAGGATCTTGTTTCGCTCAATGAGGCGGGAATCCTCAATGGCTCGCCAGACAATCGCCAGTTCTTTACGGTCCAGGGTTCGCTCACCCATTTGTTTCTGGATGCCGAAATCACGTCCAGACATTTCTGACAGCGGGTTAACTTCCAGCAGCTGCCGTTTCACTGCCCAGGAATAACACTGTCGGCCGTTGCTGATTACGCGCCGGGTGATCTCGCTGTAACCCTGGGCCAATCTGTCCAGGACAGTGAGCCAGTTGTGTAGCGTGAGCTGATGCGCAGGGTATTTCCCGAGCTTGGGGAAAACGTGCAGTTCAAACGAGCGGAGGACCTGCCCGGCTGACTCTTTCTGAATGCAGACCATTGAGTGCCATTCACGGAACAGCTCTTCGAAGGTGTACTGGCTATTAATCTTGGCTTTGTCGAGGCTTTGCCTGACCCTGGGGTTTTCACCACGGGCAAGAATAGCGGCCCACTTAGCCACTTCATCGCGCGCAGCCTTTAAACCGAACTCCGGATAGCTGCCGATCGTCATCTTGTCCTGTTTACCCAGGAAGCGGAATCGGTAGAAAAAAGTAACGGCCCCCTTTTTGGAGATGCGTACCCACAGACCATCACGGTCTGCCTTTTCTTCAACTTTGTCTCGTCCGCGCCCAAGGCACGACTTTAGATAACTATCTGAAATAGCCATGATTTGTCCCTGCGTGTGTCCATCAGAACGGGAGGTTATGTGTCCATCATAGGATATGGACGCACTGGTGGACACAAAAACCAAGACTTATGATGTCGTAGGTTGACTGTACATGCAAACAGTATAATTTTTGGAAAGGCTGATTTGATGGGGATCTTGAAGCGTTTTTGTCGGAGGTTTGCGGAGGCTGGCGGGGTATCAATTATCGATGTGAGCAATGATCGAAAAGTTACGTATGTTCTTCATATAGTTAAATAATTATG